CACCCACACCAGCAGTAAAGCCAAATTCTACTGATTCAGAAGCAGCTACAGCCTGGGCACCAGCAAATGTGATATTCAGAGGTGCAGATTCACCATAACGATTCTTTGCTGTTACCAAGTAGCCATAAGAGCCAGCATGGTTGCCGAAATTAGTCTTGGTATCGGCTGCATTAACCTTAATGTCAGTATCAACAACCGGAGTAACCGGAGCTTTAGCACTTGTGGCGCCCTTGCCTACCATAATAGGCTTGCGTTCGTCGAAGAAACGGTCATTCTTGATGTTAATCTTACCGAACTGAGTTGTAACGTCGTTTACAGACTGTCCCATTGTTGCACCAGTTACAGAGGCAGCAAGACCTACAATAACTCGCTTGCTTTCGTGGAACATCTTAACGTAGTTGTTGAACACAATCGGGTTAGAAATGATACGGTCGATATAACCGTTATAAACGTTCACTACAACGTTTGCAGCGTCTTGAATCAAATTGTCATTCAACACAGAACCTTGTGCGTCGATAACTGCCGGACTGTTGAAATAACCGTCTAACAGTTGTTCAGAAGTCTTACCTTCTGCCGTGCCACCGTCCATTTCGTTGATACCCAACATGTGTTGACGGAAAACACCGTCGAACTGCTCGGCTACACAAGAAGAATCAGCGTCAACAAGACGTATGTCGATAATGGTACTCAGAAGGATAGTCTTATTCTCGACTTCTTTCTGATACATGTCCATATTGTCAGCCAATTTAACCAACATTCCCGGATGTGTAACCTGTCCGGAAACACCCATGAACTTGGTTACGATTGATTTACGTCTGTATTGAGAATCGGTTTCCTGCGGAGTTTCACCTTCTGCATTGAAAATACCAACTTCCTCACCATACTTGTACAACTGGTTGTACTGGTGTACAGTGTTGTCAATCTTATGTTTAGGCATTTCCATGTAATAAACCAACTGGTTCATACGGTTGCCCAGAATCTTCAAGACTGAATCCAGGGATTCAACTTTCAAACCACCACCATTGTTGATTTCGTTGTTATACTGCATTCCGGTCTTAAGACCTGCTTCCATCGCTTTCAAGATTTCTGCCGAATCCATGCCGCCCAGTACATCGCCAGTACCGTTTTGATTGCTATAATTATACAAATCCATATTCTTTTTATTTAATAGAGTTTATTTCACGAATTTTACACCATTCTTTTCGTACATGTAACGTGCAAGATTTTCACCCACTGTTTCAGCGTCCGGATTGATAAGGTATGCAAGTGCATCACTTTCCAGTGACTTAGCGATATCTTCCGGTGCTTCTTCCAAAGACTTTTCAATAAGCTTTACGGCCATAGGTCTGTCTTTCACTACATTAACTTCGTATTTACCTGCTTCGTCCTTTCTTTCCTCGAAAGATTTCTGAATAGCTGTCATATTGTTAAGTCCTTCTGAACGGAACATAGGAGTAACGCCAGACATTTTGTCCAATTTGTCGTTAATACCATCCACTGTTTCCTGGAACTTGTCAATAGACTTTTGGAAATTCTCCATCAAAGGTGCAAATACAGAACCCAATGATTTCATGATGTCTTCCTTGTCGGATTTCTCCACTTTTTCACCTTCTGCATCCTTATCCTTGGCGGTATTCTTTTCGTCTTCCTTCACCTTTTCTTCGTCCTTAACGGCTTCCTTTTCCAGCTTATTGATATCCTTTTCCTCTTTGGTTTCGGATTCATGGTCTCCTGCTGCTGCTCCGTTTTCAGACTTTTCGATTTTCACGTTCGCCATAATGTACTCGTCAGAAAATCCCATAGACTTCATCAGAGATACGATAGGGTCGTTCAAATATTTTTCGTCCATCTTTATTAAACTTTTAATTGTGTACAAACTTATTTATTAACAGTTCTCAAATAGTCCTTTATAACATTCAATCCTACATTACCGTTCAGATAATAATTATAAAGCTCTTGAAATCTTTCGTCTCTTTCCACTATGATAGGGTTAATGGTTACATTGAAAGATTTGTCTATTTTTATATTATATCCGTCCTTCTGTAGCTCTACAAGAACGTTATTAGAACCGTTGTTAATTTCTTCTTTATTGTCCTCTACGAAATCTACTGTCTGCACGCCCTTTACTATATCGGCAAATGAATTTGCATTTACGGGCGTCATTGTCATTGCTACGTTTGTAATCAATGCCTTTGTCACCTTTTTAGGATTGTTCTTGTCTCTTTCAAGCGCTCTTCCTTCAACGGAAAAACCAGGTTTCCGGTCTGTACCACTTGCAAGCATTTCCAGTGCCTTGTCATAAAATGCTCTTGCTTCCGGTGATTTCTTCCATAACTGGCAACGCACGTAGAACTTGTTGTTCTTTACATACGCATCCAATGGGTGTCCTATCCAGAATCTGGACTTATTTATAGGACTTCTTGATGGCAAATGGTCCAGATTAATAAGACCGTGTTTTAAAAATCTGTCTATTACAAATCCGTTGGGGTTCATAGATTCATCTTCCGAATCAATAGAAGAATCGGACGCCAGACCTTCAAAAATCATCTTTTCATATCTTCTATCATCCCCTACCGGGTAATCCATAGGATTGAAATCTGATTTCTCAAAGTTTGCCTCTGTGAAAAAATTGAATTTTGAATCTACCTCAAACATCTTTTAATACTCTGTAATCCAACGAATTGAAATAAACATGTTTCTGTAAATATCTAATAATCAATATATTACAATAACTAAAATATATTTACAGCTTTACCGATTCAAATGTATGGATTTTTATGCAAATAGCCAAAGTTTTATGCAAAAATTATTCACCCTTAGCTTTTAGATAATTATCCACAAACTCAGTATATCCTTTTCCATGTCTTCCTTTAATAAAAAGAAGGGGTGTTTACACCCCCAAAACAGTTAATGTAATTGTAAACGATATTTAGTTTGCTTGAGTGTTGCCATAAAATCTTCCACCCACGACTTTTCCCCTGCATATTCAGGGTTATTGTCAAGCTTGGAATAGAATTCCCTTGTACGGTCTATAATGAGGTCCACCAATTCTATAGGGTCATTTACCTCTATTTCTTCACCGTTTATCTCCCCGTCCTTGAAACGTCCGAAACCGCTTTGTCCGGCTTCCATTATCTTATCCTCATAGTCGGAAAGCTCCTCTAACAAATCGTCCAGATACTTGTGCTTGGCATTATCTTCCTCTTTCCAATGCACATTTTTTGAACGCGTCTTAACGCCTTCCAGGAAATTAGCGAAATCGGCAAACACCGTATACATACTGTCCTCCTTCTTTGCCTTTTCCAGTACATCGGCTTTCACCTTCCCCTCTTGAATCATTTCGGAAATAACACTTTTGAATACCATCGCGTCTTCCACAGAAGAAAACTTCATGGAAACCGTCAGTCCGTCTTCCGACTTCTCTATTTCCTCGCTGTTCGTTTCTTCGTCCGTAGTTTCCGTTTCCTCGTTCTTTGCTATTCCGTCACCTTCCGGTCCTTTTGGTTTGTCGTCCAAATCTTCCTTGCAAATAGCATTCGCATCGTTACAGTCCATCGTCTTTTCAACTTCCTTACTTTTCCATTCTTCCGGCAATTCGCTTTCAAGACCCAGCTCTTTAGCGCGTTTCTTAATCCATGCCTGCACCTTTTCTTTCGGCATATCAGAAGCACCGGACAATTTGATAGCGTCCTTCAAATCCTGTCTATTTCTGATAGGGTATTTCCCGTTCGGCATTGCCTCGCCTTTCTTTGCAAGGTCCTTTCTTTCACTGTGTGAAAAATCGGTCTTGTTGTTCGCTTTCCGTATCTCTTTAGGATATTTCCCACACACGGACTTTACCACATCTTCCGTTACTTTTCCTTCCTGGAAAGCCTTCATCACGATTTCTACCGGGCTGGGTTTCACTTCCAGTCCCAAAATCTTCTTGATATTGTCTTTCATGTCAAAGATGAAATCGTAGTCTTCCAGTTCGGTAACTGGGTCAATCCACATGCTGCCGATTTCCTCTTCACCGTCAACCACCACGAAAGCCGGGGATTCATCATCAACGTGCCCCATAAAATAATGAATTTCCGCATTCTTCGTTTTGGCTACACCGACCTCCATAAGAGTATCTTCCGGAACGTCTATTCCGGTCTCCTCGAAAAGTTCTCTTTGTGCGGCTGTACGGAAATCTTCTCCCTCGTCCACATGTCCCCCCGGTATACACCAATCGGGCGTATAGTTCATGTGTTCCCCTGCTCTCTGTAAGATAAGCAACTTACCGCCTCTGAACAAAAGCACGTCCGCATACTTGACTACCCCGGTCTTTGCCTTCATGATATCATCGTATGCGCTTTTGGAAAGCTTCTTACTTTTCCATGCTTTCTTTGCTACATGAACTGCATATACATCCGCAATGGCTTCCGCTATATCTTCGTCTTTCTGGAATGCGGCAATGGCCTTGAAAACCTTGTCCCTGTCTTTCTGCAATTGTGCAACCCGTGAAGTATGTTCCTTCAAGAACTCGTTGTATTTCTCTTCCGAAATCTCTCTTTCGTCCTTGTCAAGCAGGGAGAAGCTTTTCAATACCTGGCTTCTTTCGGCAAATTCGTTTGCAAGCTCTTCTGTTCTTGCTTCTATCTTTTCGGAGCGTCTCAATAGCTCCCTGTATTCAGACACCTTTTGTTCTGCTGTCTGTAAATGAAATAATTTCCGTAAATTCATAGCTATAAAATTTTCTGCTAATGTACGAATTTTACACAATCTATCCAAAAACACAGACATTATCAATATAATAGGAAGTGTTTTTCTTCAATTCGGGCTTGTAAAAATACCTGTTAAGTGTTTCTACCTTTTCTATCCGGTCAATCCTGCCCCTCTTGTTCCCATACAGAACTATTCTGTCGGAAATGTTCAATTCCTTTACTTTTACCGGAACAAGGCAGTTCTTCTCATACGTCCATACCATTTGTTCGCCCGAAATCCTGTTAAGAACACCTTCCTTGCCTGCATTAAAATAGATGTTATATACTGATTCTCGCGGCTTCATTTCGCGTACATGTAAACCTTCCACAAGCGTATAGGAATGTCTTGTCTTTACGGCTTCATTAATCCTTATATCCTTTAGGAACTTTTCGCCTTCAAGCGTCCTTATCTCCACAAACCCAGTATTGAATCCTCCTTCTCCCATAATCAATGTTCAGTTTTCAGAAACAAGCCTTCTTTTGTTATAAGCGCATATTCCGTCCCAGCCTCTATGTTATACAGTTTCCCTTCATACAAAGACAAACCTCTTTCCATTATCTTTATTGTTCCTGCACCCATATGCATGTATTCCGGATTATCATTATAGAATTTTACGTATTCCTCTACATCCCCTTGTTCTATCTCTTTATCGGGACTTCTTCGACTACTTCCCCTGTTTATTCCGAAACAATCTTCGTCAGTCCATTCGTCAAATGTCTTTTCGTCAACAAGCGGTATCATCACTTGATGAGGCATAGTGAACGTAAGATGTTTTGCGTCTTCACATACGGAGATTACTATTCCTCTTTCCAATACAACGTTTTCCATCTCTCCTTTGAAGTCGGTACACTCCACTCCCTTCTTGAATAGGTTTGTATCGTTCATCATACAATAGAGTAATACATACTCGTCTTCCTTTATCTGGTCCAGACGTACCGGGACAATCTCCCAATTATACACATCTATTTCTTCCGCGCTTTCCTTGACACGTTCCTTTGTTACCCTTGTCTTCCGTAGGGTCAACACTTCCACATCTCCTTTATACCCAAAAATCATACCTCAAACATTTTGTCTCCAACATATATCTTTACTTTACTTTTTCTCTCTACCTGCCTTTTGTATGGTTCTTTAGGCGGTTCAAATGAATGCGTCTCATCATTCCATACCATACCTTTAGGCACCTCCTTAAGGTCACATCTACAGAACGGGTGAACACTATTTAACACTGGTTTCCAATCTTTAACTTTCCTCCCTATATTGTCCCCATTGCTTATAAGGTCTATAAGCTTGAATATCCTCGGTTTGCTTCCTATCCCTGCTGTGGTGTAAAACTTTATGCAGTGCTGGCACGCTCCACTGAATACCTCTTTATATACAAGCGCGTCCGCTCCTTGTTCCTTCATTATCTGTTGGGCTACTCCAGTCTGATAGATATTCTGCATCTCAGTTTCCACTATACGTCCCCAATCACGGTTCCAATCTTCCAGGGAATGTCCTATATTGCTGACAATATTCTGAACGGACTTCTTTTTCAAAACACCCTCTATCATCTCCTTCTTTATCGTTCCCAGCTCCAGTTGTCTCTGTTTCTCCACAAGGGCTTTCACCTCTTCTTCCGATACGGCATTAGACATTATCGTTTTGGCCCGTTCTCCCATCGTCTTTATATAGGAGTATGTACGTGTTGCTGCTGCATAATACACTTCCTGTTCCAACGGTGTAAGTGCTGCCCACTGATGACGGTCTATATACTTGGTAAAATCGTCAAAATTGAGTGTAACCAATTGGGAAGGTTCCAATTGTGCGCTCAGCCTTCCAAACAGATAGGACTGGAAATATGGAGGTATCTTTTCTATCTCCTTTCTCCATTTATAGCCATACCGCCTTAACAAGGACTTGTCTTCCGGTGTCAACAGCTTATCTCCCATTACATCGGCTACAATCCTTGCAAGACGGTAGTCTATTATATCATACAATTTTTGTATCTCTTCCGGTGTGAATATCATTTTTCAACCGTTTTAATCATTTCCTTTACAAGCTCCTTTATCATCGCGTCAGACTGTGTAGCGAATATGGTCTGTGCAAGACCTTCATAACCGCATTGTATTTTCGGGTATCTGATAGGGTCTTTCACGTGTCTTTTCACTCCAATAAGACGCGATACCAAAGGTGTTCTTATACCATCAATTTTCTTTTCCAGCATTCTTCTTTATCTTATAACCGTCATATAACGATTCGTCCCACATTGACATATCGGGTTTGGGGAAATATGGATTAGAAGGTGCATTCCTGTATTCTTCCCTTCCTTCTGGTCCCATAGCTGCAATCTCTTCCATCGTCCAACCTTCACCCATTCCGCGTTCTTCAATCTCGAACCACTCATCAGCCGTCATATCAATTCCGTACTTTTTCTTTGCCATAATTTTTACTCCTTTCTTTAAGTTTCTACGCAAATATACAAAACTGTTCAAAATTGAACAAATTTATAAGTCTATTTTTTTAAGAAACCTATCAAGTTCTTTTTGATTTAACACTTTGTTATCATAAATCACTCCGTTATCGGAATTCCCGTCATACAATTTAACGGACTTAAATTTATCTTTCAACGGAGTTTCTATAACTTTCTTGAAAGATTCGGATGCGCCCTTATGTCCTTTTCTCGCTATTTCTGTAGGGACATACCGTTTCGTTCTCTCAAAACGTTTCTGTATTCTATCCAAAGCCGTATCAAAATCAGTTGCCACTCCTACCAAATGAACATCATAACCTTGTGCCTTCAATTCGTCAACAAGTTTTTCAAGTTTTGCCGGGTTTCCAAAAACAGCATCTTTCACAAAAGAAGATTTTTTGTGGAGATATTCTTTATCAATCTGCTTTCCTATATCCGACACTTCCTCATGCACATAAGAAGCCGCCTTCTTCGGGTCTATCCCCTTCACTCTTTCATAATCCGGTATCATATCGCGCATATCGTCCACGTCAATAACTGGGAGCTTGTCTATAGAAGGGTCTTTCTCCTTCATCTTCTTAAGATAATACCCTTTGCCCGAACCACCACCGCCAAGCATTAAGTAAGCACGCGGTTTTGTCTCAAATAGCATTTTCTTCCGATATTCAGACTTCACTTTGTTATGCACTTTAATCTGTCTGTCTCTCTTCCAAACACCGCCTTCCTTATAAAGGTCTTCCGTTGTCTTGGTTAAGTCGGCTTTCTCTTCCTCCGTAGCCTTTCTTTTCTTGTATGACAGCCCAACAATGCCAAGCTTCCGGTTTACCGCGTTGTTCACATATACGCCTTGTTGTGCCTTCGCAATCTCCAGAAGTCCGTCATACATTTCTGGTCTTCCAAGGCTCTTTTCCAAAAGAGCCTTGTTTATATATCTTTCTAACTTTAAATCATCGAAAGTTTCCATAATTTCCTATTTGTAAAGATTTTTTAAATAATAGTCAACTGCTGGTTTCATTATAGGATTTTCGTTAAACGACTTGTATTGTGCGAACGGGTCTTCCTCGTCCTCCGGTACACCTTCCGGCTGTTGTCCTGGCTGTGAAGCTCCGAACATTTTATTCTGTTCTTCTACCTGCTTCATTCCCTGGTACACCTGGTTAAGAATGATGTCCTTTTCCGGGTCAAAGTCCCTTCCGTTATACTTCTTAAATATATCCTGCATAGAAACCATGCCGCTACTCAGTTTTTCAGAATCCAGTTTTACCTGTGCTTCTTCGTCTTCCACCTCTATTCCTGTAAATGCAAACTCATAATTTTCGTCCAGCTCGCTCACAATATACTTTGTAATGATACCCTGTAAAAATATCAATAGAGGCTTCAAACCTTTTTCACGGCTGTGCTTCAATCTTTCTCGTTGTCCGTCCTGTCCGAATATCTGCTGACTTTCCTTGAAATTAAATCCAAGTTCGGACGGGTCTATACGATATACAGAACATGTCATTATAATAAGGAATTTTATCCATTCGTTAAATTCCATATCACGATTGCTAAGTTTCTGTAAATCAACCCATTCCAAATCGATACCGTTTATAACGGGTGTGCGGTGACTGTTATAAACCCCTGCCATCGTCTGTGTCCATGCCTGCCTAAACTCTTGTAACGTACTATTTGATATGTTAGGGTTCTTTATATTGATAAACCCTTTAGGTTGTGACCCCTGGCTAAAGAAATTCGCATTATAAGAAAAGCCCCATAATATCCAGGTAATAATGTTTACCAGCGTTTCCAATTCCGACACTCCATACCCGTTTCTTCTCACATCAGACGTCTTGTTTCTGATGCCGAAACCAAGCTCCCACGGATAATACAATATCGGTTCCTTCGTTATAGGGTTATGCAGAATCATCTCTTCCCACACCATACAGTAACGCGGCAAATGTCCTTTGAATCTGTACTGCTCGAAACCTTCCCTTTGTCTGGGGTCTACGCTGTCAAGAAAACGTATCAAAGAAGCGTCCACAGCGCGGAATTTCTGCAATTCCCACATTCTGTTGCGCACCATCTCAAATGCCAACTGGTCTAATGTGAGACTGTCCGACATTATTTTACTTACAAATTCCTGCAAGCTGTCTACATTGTCCCATTTGTCCGTCCATCCTCCCTTTTCCAGGAAATCAACTATCTTTGAAATCTTTTTCTTGTCCTCATTTGTCAATTTCTCATCCCCGGTAGAAAAAAGGCTCTTCTTTTTTCTGATTGTGAAGCCTTCCTTTTGCTCGTCTTCCGAAAAATCCATAAAGTTCATTATCTGTTCCACGCGTGTAGACACAATACTTTTGACTATATGGATATCTCCCATCCGACGCAATACGGAAAAGGATAGAACTCCTTTGGAATCCTTGAATCCTCTTCCGTTGCCGGATATGTCGTTAGGGTCAAAGAAAACAGACTGTATTTTTGTAGGCTGCCTGTTAATTTCTCCCAGATACAAATTAGCCTTCATTATCTCCCCTGCATCGTTTGAGTTTAACGCAGCCTGCAATTTGCTTTGGAATGCCATAGGTGCAGCCTTTTGCAGCCTGTCTATCTCTTCAATGGACAAACTCGAAAGACTTGCAACCAAATCCGGCTTTTCCGCTTTTTGTATTATCTTTCCTTTTCTCTTTCCCATCATGAATAAATTTTAAGCTCCAGCCAATTGAGTTAAATTCACAGTAGCTTTCTTACCTCCTTCTACTGCCGTAACAACTGCCGTTCCGGTACGCTGTGCGCCAGTATTTGCATCCGCCACTACAGAATATTCAATAGAACCCTTGGTAAATCCCGTACCACTCACTACAGTAGTGCAGTCAACCGTCATAGGTGAACCGTCATTCTTCCCATTCACTTTCTTCTGCTTCTTGCTTGAAACACCGAATGTCTTTGTTTCTCCTGCTGCTGCAAATGAAAGTGTTGTCGGGTCTGTAGTCAATGTATATTCATAGGTAACTGTCGCTGCAAGCTGTGTTAACGTAACCTTTACCGTCTTGTTACTTCCAGTCTGTGTAATGGTAATAGAACCGTTATTAGCTGTTTCTGCCTTGTTCTCTGCTGCCACTATGCTATAATTCTCTCCATTGGTGGTTTCTGATGAAGTCTCGCTAAATCCGGTTCCAGTAATTTGTGCAGTCGTATCTACCTTCTCGACATCACCAGACGGTTTACCGTTAACTTTTTTCTGTCTTGTTGAAACAACTTGTAAACTCTTCGTTTCTCCAAGCGCTACAAACTGTATGGTCTGTGAGTTGGCTGTAAGCGCATAGTCATACGTCACCGTAGCCGCATTCTGTGTCAAGTTCATCTGTACGGTCTTTCCGCCTTCCTGTGAAATGGTTGCCTTTCCTGTTCTCTGTGAGGTCCCGGTATTCTCCTCGGCTTTCAGATTGTAGTTGTTTCCGCTCACTTCATAGCTGAATCCCACACCTGCCAGTTCTATATCCGTAGGATAAGTTTCTGCCTGCTGTTTTACTCCGTTCAGAACTTTTGTTCTTGTAGAAGTCACAGTAACCAGCTTTTCACCTCCTGCACCGTCGAACGTTACCGCTGTCGGGTCTACTGTAAGCGCATATTCGTAGGTTACAGTAGATGCAGCCTGGTTGCATGTAATCTGCAATGTCTTTCCGCTTTCATTCTGTTTAACCGTCACTACCGCTTTTCTTGTCGTGTTGTTGGGGTTCTCGTCAACCGTTACTTGTCCTCCACCGTCAACCTTGAATCCGGTTCCAGATATTGAGAATGTTACCGGGACACCTTCTGGGTGTCCTACTGGTTGTCCATTCTTGAAAGTCTGCTTTGAAGACGTCACTACGCACATATCATCACCTCCCTTTGCAGGGAAATTGAGTGTAGGTTCTTTAGTCTCCAATACGTATTCCACAACTTCCTGCACGTCCGACAATACCGCGCCTTCTTCTCCGAATCCTTCCGGATATGAGATAAGCTTAACAAGCGCCTTAAACGCCCATTCCTTGAACTGTCCGATATTATAGGTGTGTCCGGGTTCAATCACAATACCCAGCCCCTTATAATATTCCACATCACCATAAAGGCTTTCTGTAACGAAAACCTTCATCTGACCGTCGATTCCGTCGGTTACGACGGTCATTTGGTGAACATTGTCCTCTGTTGTAAACAATAACCGTAACATGTCCTTATGCGTTTTGTGCCACAAGTTCTTCGCGCCACGTATTGTTGTCGGTCATTACAACTACATTCAAATCCTCCTTTGCATCCAGACCAAGGTCAGCCAACGTGAACGCCATAGGTTTGCCGGACATAACTTTTGTAGAGATGGTTTTACGGTCTCCTCTGATTACACCAAATCTTTCCGCGCTTTCCTGCAAGTCTACACTATTAGGGAAATAAATGTCGACATCCTTCTTTGCCGGAACACTTGTTTTAATGGTGATTACACACGCATCTGCATCGTTCCATTCTGCCGTTACCGCAACGATTTCATTCAATCCCTGGGGGTCGATAATTAATTCCAAACCCTTTTCTTCTGCAAATGCTACAAGTTCCTCGTGCATCACGGCTTCACCTACATTCCATTTGAACCCAAGCTTCAAAAGCTCTGCACCGCCTTCCGGGTCCGTCACGTTTCCTTTAGGGGTAATTCCACGCGGTGATTCGGTAATGAATACTTTCTTCTGGTCGCAACTTCCGTCCGTTACCAATGTCACATCAATATTCTTGTCTTCGTCTAAAAATCTATACAGTCTCATAATCTTTTCTTTTTTAATGGTTTTTATTTACATTCAAATACAATTTCCTGTTCCACGGAACCGTCAGCATCCAGTACGTAAACCTGGTAAATGCCTTTCAAGTCCACTTTCTGTACGCCCAAATCCTTCTGACACTCGAAACCCAGATATTCGTTCTTCTCCTTCATTGTCAAAATCTTCTTGTTGACAGATACGGTGCCGATAGTTTCTGGAATGTTGGTGAACTCGCAGAACTTGTTGTTATGCTTAATGCAAATCTGAGTACCTTCCGATACCTTTGCTTTGAAGTTCATCCATAACCAAGGAAGACCGCCTGCATATTCAGCCTGCCAAGGATATTCCGTCAGATAAGATTCGGGGAGAATACTGTTATAGTCCTCCTCACTGTTGATAATTCCACTATTAGGGTCCATCTTAATAGGCAAGGAATAGGGCTGAATTGCTTCTATCTCCTGCTGCAAAGCCTCGAAATTGCCTTGCAATCCTTGTGCAACCTGTGCCCCGGTATCACCGTCCTGTATTTGATAAAACGCTGCTTTTTTCATAATCTCTAAAATTTAAACTTTAAATCGTTATACCATACGAAATTATCATGCCAAATATTGTCTGTAGAGAAAATGAGTTGTCCCATTCTCCAAACTCCGTCTTTCATCCATTTGCCGAAGTTGTCCCAAACTCCTTTGGTAAGTACCCATACTGCCGGAATACTGAACTTCCCTCCGGAAATCCAATAATTGCGCATGTTCCATCTATCATTGTCCAGTACCCATACCTTCTTCACCTTTGGCGGCATTGTTTGTGAAGTACCACCCGAACCTCCTCCAAGGTATGTGCCCGGATTTTCTTCCGTTCCGACCCTTGAATAGGTTCCTGGCAAATAATCGCCTTGTGCCATAGTCATTCTCCTTTCTTTTCCTTTATCGTCTCCGGTTTCTTGTCCCCGAACTCGTCGAAATCAGACAGATATTTTCTAATTCTCTGAGGTACCAAAGTAGGGCTTACCTTTGCCGCGTTCTCCACAATTGAGATTGATTCACGTATTATAAGCGCATTACACACCACGGCATGGAACCATGTGTATATCTCCACATTGCCGCCTTCCACAGTAAAGCTCCCCATCACATGCGAAACAATCAGAATAGCGGAATAAATGAAAAGCTTCGTAATAATCATTGAAAATCCCTTGCTTGAAAAGTCCTTGTTCTTGATATGATATACCCAGCTTACAAGTGTATCTATCACTATAAGAATCATTAGGTATTTCAAGAACTCCCAGTCCCGAAACACATATTTCTCAATGAAGGATGTCGTGTTGGAAAAAGAGATAGGTATGCTCAACAACACGGGAAAATATAAACTCATTACATATTCCCTTATTTTATGTAGTTTTCCCATAATCATATGCGACGGAATTTTAGGAAATTGTATATGCAATGTGTACAAGTTTACTCGGTGATGCTTCCGGATATTTCTTTTTCAGATAGTCATAGCGTTCTCTGATAACGTTCTCTGCCTCTTTAGGGTTGTGCCCCGACTTTGCGGCCGCAGCCACAAGTTTTTCAACTGTAGGAAAATCGCCTTTCTTTTCTTTCGGCTTCTCCTCCTTCGCGGTCTCCTTTGTCTTGATTCCCTGGCGTCGTACCCAGCCGTTCGCGGTCTTCACATATTCTTTCCCTCCCCAGCTTTTTACGGTTCCGATAGGTTCACCCTTCCGTGCCTTCTCTATATCATCAGATACGCACATTCCGGCTATGCCCTTAAAAATGTTTAGAGGGGTTTCCTTGTATCGCAACATATCACGGTTCCCGGACATTGATTTAAAGATACCTTCCTTTCCTGGTATCACTTCCACCTGTGAGGGTCTCACAAACATAGGTTCTTCCTCGTAGAGGTCATTCAGCACTTTAACCGTTTCCAATGATTTCCAGTCCGCGGCCGCGCATGCTTTCTCGAACTCGTCCAATTCGTTGTTTTCCGATTTGTTCAAAACATCAGTAGCAAAAGCCGCTACCTGCTTTGCGGTGAACGCTTCGTAGTCGTTGTCAATGAGAAATTGTTCAAATTGTGCACGTCCGAACACTTTCTCTTCTTTTCTATTATTATCCATGAATAATGCCTTTTTAAGTTATAACGAAATTGCAATTACAACGGTAAAAATAGGCATTATCAGTCAAATAACCAAACTTTTAACTTAAATATTTATCCAATACTGGGTATTTGTACTTCGCGCGGATAGGGTTTGTCTTTATATACTTCCGTCTTCTGTTTTCTACCCGTTTCCTGGTCCTTTCGGCTTTCGCCAAAGCCTTTTCTATCTGTTCGCGTCGCTTCTCGTCACGCGCTATGCGTTCCCGTATCATCTGTTCCGCGTACAGTTCTACATCTTCGCTTTCATAATCATCATAGAGATGGTAACTCAAAGTCTCCATATTCTTGAATGTATTTTGCTACAGTAAACTTATTTTTTCTCGCTTCCCTTGCTTTCCTGGCGATTTCTCCTATCTCCTTTCCAAGCTTATTTCTTTCTTCTTCCGGTTCTTCATAATATGTTCTACTTGTATTAGGGTCGAAATAATTGTAGTCATATACCGTACAGCGATTTTTTGCAACAAGGTCAATCCTATTATTTTCCTCTATTTCTCTCTGTATTTCTGACCTGTGGATATATTCCAGATATTTCTCTTCCTCCTTTTCCTTCTCGAAATTGTCCTCCCAGTATTCCAAGTTCTTTTTTAGGGTGTGATGCAAACTGAATCTCTTTTTACACGGTACACTGTCTTCTTCACATATTATAACAGCGTCCCTTTTTGCTATTCTATTGAACTCCTTGTCTTCCCACAAATAACCCTTTTCTTTTCTGAACCAAACTCTTTTGAGATAATAAACAGAATCCTTTACCCTTGAAACACCTTTCTTAATCTTCTCGAATCTTCTTGCAAATATATTCTTCCATTCTTCCCTGTCCGGCAATGCTATTGTATAGTTATTCAAATTAGGGTTGTATCTCATTGATTTAGTCGCCTTTTCCGGCTTCATGTATACTCTTTCTCCAAAAATCTCTTTCAATGCCTTTATAAACTTTCTCACTGTGTCTACACTGCATTTCATACGGCTTGCAATACGTTTAGGGCTTTCATAGAACGATACTTCGCAATTGTTCCATTTTATAGCCTCTAATGCGTGCTTATGCGCCATCTTTACAGCCTTTTCATAAACCTTGTCATAATCCGATTCCTTCCAGTCTTCGTTATTGTACAGCCATTCAACTATCTTTAAAATCTCGTCTTTCTTTGATTCCTCGTCATTCCATACGTCCAAATTATACTCTGCAATCTCCTTACAATGCTTATAATGCCTTATCTGCTTTGAAATGTAATTCAATATCCTTGTAAAAATAGGAGACCATTTCACCCCCTTCTCCTTAATCACATAACGCAAATAATCCGGTAAATACATCTCTTCCGTTACATCCTTGAAATCCTTGTTTATGATTGTACATACATCCTTTTCGGGGAATTTAATGTAGTCATTCAGTCTTAAAAACTTGATATAATCCTTCGCTTTTCTGTAGGAAATACCCACTTCTTCCGCAATCTTCAATGACAGTTCTTGTGTAGTAAAACTTCTTTTCCAAAACGTCTTATACTGATACTTCTTCTGATTTCTCTTGCAATACTTGTTGTTTATCAATCTAATAGCGCACAATACGCAGCAATACTCATAATCCTGGATAGTCTGTATATTCTTAAAATCCTTAATAGGAAACTTAATCTTTTCTGGAATGTCCTGGCGTGATGCCGATTTTTCTGTATCTTTTTTCATAACCTTCGTTTTTAATTCTCACTTACCACTTCTTTTTTTGTTTTACGTCTTGCTAAAAGACGCTCACTTCTTCAACTTCTTTTTCACTAAAACAAAAAACAAAGAAAAAGGGGAAATTTTGATAAGAAGCTTGATTTAGTGAGAACTAAAAACGAAACCCCTTTTTCTTTCGCGGCTCCCAAATCTTCATCAGACCTTAACCGCCATGTTTTAGCACTGCAAACATAGGGAGAATTTTTCAATCCACAAAATTTTTTCGAGAAAATTTTTGCCGGGCGCGCCTTTTTCCCAAAATCCCTTCTTGTTTTCGTCTTCTTTCTTTCGCTTCGTCTCCCCTTTCTGTTTTTACTTCCGTTAACACTTTCCATATCTCACTTTATCCCCCTTCCCCATTTTTCACTCTTTCCCCTTCCTCCCCCAAACCCCCTATTGCTATATTGCAGTTCTTCCTCCTATTAATATACCCGTAAGGGTAAAAGAAGAAAGGGAACTACGTACCCCTTTAGGGGTTAGATAATACCCTTATGGTAAAATGTCAAAGTGTTGATTTCCAGATAGTTATAAATAGTAATAAATATTGACAGAAATTTCCTCGAAAAAGCCTACCTTTACACGTGTTTAATCTTAAAAATTGTAAAATCATGAAGGTAATTTATGAATCGAAAATTGCGAAAATTATCATCCCGAATTTTTCCGCAATCCTAATTTTTTGCTGGCTGTTATGCAAGAAAATGAAAGAGTATTATGACGAAGAATTCCTAAAACATGAAGAAACGCATTCCTATCAATGGAAATCATTAATGATACCGGGCACCGTGCTTTTTAGCGGTCTTGCAGGCATTTTCTCGTGTCCCTGGCTTCTTCTCCTTATCCCGTTGACGTTCTATCTGTATTACGCCCTGGAATGGCTCGTGCGTGTAATAGGAGCCTTAATCAAATATCACCCAGGTTTCAGTGGCGGTATAAAGAAATGGATTAAGAGAATCCAGGCTATAAACCATGACTGTTACCATGCAATCGTATTTGAACAAGAAGCGAATGCAGTAGAAAAAGGACTGGTAGATTATGGTTTTTTGTCATTCTTCAAGTATTATTAACTCTGCTGTCAATATTTAGAAAAAGAAAAGGGACGTTTCACAACGTCCCCAGTCTGTCGGGTTTCGCTAAACCCATGATTCTTACTACAAAACAAAATTGAATAATTATACAAATTGAGTGAATATTTATGCAATAATTTTCTTTATGGAAACCGCGTTCCGCTTGATATTCCCGATTTTGCGGCAAACCTCATTAGTGGAAATATCCCTATAGGAAAGAAGCATTCCCGAAAGTTCGGCAATCTTATCCACAATCGTATTCATTTCTTGTAACCGTTTCCATTTGACGGAAACAGAAAAATGATTTTTAATGAATTCGTCACGGGCTGCCCTCGCTTCTTCCACGGTTCGGAAATAACCGATATTGTACTTCTTCTTTTCAAGCTCTATTATAACCCGGTACGGCTTGTTCTTCGACCGTTTGTCATAATAGTAAATATATCTGTTACTTCTCGGTTTCATTCTCTGAATCCTCCTTCTTTTCGGGAACCGGAATAGCCCCCAGGCAGTGAACAAAGATGGCTGCGATAAACGGGGAAATGATAAGTGCCATAAGCATCCACACTCCGAAACTTCTGTTCATCCTTTCTGCTGTAGAACCTACCTCGGCACTCAGCATAAGATGAACGATAAAAATAATGATAGTTAAAAATACGATACCTGCATTCATAATTTAATCCTCCCTTTATTTAAGTTCATTAATGATTTTCATTGCTTGTTCTCTCAGAACCTCGTTATTATTTTCTTCTCCCATCTCCTTACTGATTAGGGATAACGTGCCGTCCAGGTTCTTCTTGTAGACGGCAATCATGCTCATGCTTTCGTCCTTTGCCGGGTCATATACGACCCGGTAGTTTCCTTTGCTTAATGTTCTCATTTTAAAATAGTGTTTATAACGTTGTTAATAGTAAATTCTTCAATCTCTTTTATATCCTTTTCATAACACATATGTTTGTTTTCGGTATATTCTACGATATTGCCGTGAAGAACGTCTGTAGGGGAAGGAAAACGCTTTATTTCAGCCACTTTCCATGTTCCGAACTTGACCGTTACATATACCTCGTATGAATCGGGGTTCTTGAAAAAATCTATATTTGCCATAGTTGTAAAGATTTTATTCGACAATTAATTTAACGCCCATTCAATGGCATGTTCGGCTGATTCTTGATTGGGATATATAATACATTCATATTCGTTTGAATGATAAAAGCAATATCCTAATTTGTTAAAATTGTTTTTTACTACTGATTCAAGGAATTTTGGACAAATTTCTTTGCTGTATTCACCATTAACTATTTGTCCTCCCATTGTTTCAATTACATAAACTTCCATAATCTTTTATCTTTTGTTTGACAATTGTAGATTAATAGGGAAGACCGTAATTGTTACGGTAAATTTCCACCAAAGAGATGTTCACGTTTGGATAACCTTTGGTGTTATAAGATTTCTTGGCATAATAGAGATGGACACCAACAAAACGTTCCTTCATCATTTCGTAGTTGTTCTTTGCGTCTTCGATATTATCGAAGAATTCTACATAATCATCACCCATGCTGACTGCAAAACCTCTTACTACTTTAACTTCCTTTTCCATAATCTTTATTTGTTTGACCTAATTAACCGCCTCCCTTAAGAAGACATTGCAAATATAGGTAGTTATTTGGACATAAGCAACTGCGTATGTGCTTTTAACATAAGATTAACATATAATCCCAAAGAAAACACCCGGAAACATTCTTTCACGAAGAGCGTAACCGGGTGTCAGTCAAACAAATATAAAAATTAGAGAAAGAAGGTCTAAACTATGTCGGGGTGAAAATATGTCGGATAGTCCCATTCCTTGATAAGCTCCTTAAGCTCTTTCCAGGGAATGAAGATGGTGTGCGATTCGATAGCCGCCTTTTTGTCTCCAGTCCAGTAGATGGAAGAAAATACCGGGTTCTTGGACTTTACAATACTTTCAGTAGTCCGTCCTCCCATGTCTTCGATAAGCTTACTATATCCGAAATAGCTGATGTTGCGACCCAGTACAAGACAAAGGATATCGCCTGTCTTGCATTTTAGGGCGCGTGAAATGGATGCTTTATCTTCGTCGCTTATATTGTCATCATCACGAAGCAAGAAAAGTTTATTGGAAATACAGAGCCAGTTTATATATTGGCACCCTTTTTTGTATGTAAATTCGTTTTTCTTACTCATATTAAATCTTTATAATCGTCTTCCATCCTTTTTATTTCGCTCGTCAATTCCTGGCTTAAATGGAATAGGAATTGTTTCTGATTGTCCTCCATCTCGTCCTCATTACAGCTCATCTTCCTGGAAAGCTGGTCCAGATACCGGATGAACCGCTTTCTTTGGATAAGGTCTATATAGGAGACCGTATAAAGAAGAACATTCATTCTTTTCTGAATTCCCGTAACCGCCCCTATGCACCACAAAAGGAGAGTGATAAGGACTACCGTAAGAACAATCAAACACACAAAAATCGCTGTTATCATAGCTGCAAATATATGAAAATAAAACAAATAATTAATACTAAAGAACGTTCAAATTTTCGTTCTTGTCAATATATACGGGTCTCGAAACAAGGGAACAAGGAGAAATGACAATGTATTTTCCCGGACGTACCTTTCGCAGCGTCATTCCCCGGTATTCGATAATCTGTCCGACCCATATGTAACATTCTTTCTTAATCATTGAGAACCGATTTAACTGCAAACAACTTGGTATACGCTTCTTCCTTGGTCTGGAAATAGTTAAGGTTTTTGTACCGTAAATTGTCCGATTCGTTTTCTTCCTCTGTAGTCTTACATATCACAAAACGGTTCCAGTCAATATAGTAATAGGAATTGCTGATTTTGGCACGCCAGCGAAGCTTTTTAAAGCATTTTTCTTTCTCGTCATAGTATAGGTTGTTTTCAGAAAGAACTTTGTACATACGTTCTTTTTCTTCTTCTGTAGAAAATCTGAAAGATGGGATAAAATCATAGTAAGAAAATGACATTCCAGTTTTAAGAAAATGTAATTCATTATTTCGTAAATAAACATGATAAAATGCTTTAGAAATATCTTCTTTACATTTGCGTTCTCTATATATCATTATCGTACCGTCTTCATGTGTCAGACAGTCACCGTCTTCCAGTTTTGTAAGAGTACAATCTTCATCATGAATAGACAAGAATTTCCCGTCTTTGTCGCATAAAACCTTTTTCATAATTGTAAAATATTTTTATTAGAAAACATAATTAATCAAATCAGAAAGCCAGGACAAGAATTGTATCATTCCGAAGAATAGGAAACAAAAGGCGATTGCCCCGGTTCCGTACCAGAAACGTACCCACCATTCACGATACTTTGTTTTCAATACTTTATTACCGAAACGACCGTGAAAGAAATTTATAAGCTGCTTTTTCATAATATAAAGAATTTTAGAATTCGATAAGAATAAGACGTTTACCGCTTTTCTTCTCACTGACCCACATATGGTTGGAATCGAAGCCGTAATCAAAAATAGACTTGTTTATAGACTTGTTTATAGATTTATCTATACTTTCTTTTAGGATTTCAATCCATTTAAGGTTGAATTCCTTTTCTTCCGGGGAATTGGTTTCATTCTCCTTCTTTAGCTGTGCTATCAGCAAGCATATTTCTTTTATATTCATATTATTTGTTCTATTGGTAGCCCGAAGGCTACCGGGTTAATTGATTTCGTAATCAGTCTCTAATTTCTATTTAAACATTATATCCTCATGCAATAACTCACAGCAAATAGGAGTTGTAGCGTCCGTATGCTGATTAGTTATAAGAACCTCGTCACCGTTGGTATATATCTGTGTAGCAAATGCACCGAAAAACTGGCTTTCTTTCGTACCGAACAATACTACTGCATCATCATTTACATTTGCAAGTGCTGCAATCAATTCTTTCTTTGTCATAATCGTATATCTTTATTTGTTCAACATTTCGAGTTGTCTTTGAAGGAGGTTAGCGCGGTTCTGTTCATTGGCTGCAAACTCCATATTCCCGATAGACTTATAGAACTCCACATTTTCAAGTGCCTCGGCAAGTGCTTGTTGTTTCTTGGAAATCATAGAGGAGATTTCGTTGTTATTACCTCTCTTCATCATCTCTTCCATTTCCGTACCTCTCACCTTGTAAAATTCTGCTTTCATAACCTTATTTCTTTTAATTTGTTTGACCTTGATTTCTTATCACATTGCAAATATAGGTACTTAATCAGACATACGCAAGTGCGTATGTGCTTTTAACATAAGATTAACATAACCTTTCTTTCAGTGACATTATATTTTTCAGAAATAGGAGAAAACGGTATATGATTATCAGACAGTTAACACTAACTCTGAAAATTGTGTTGTTTTTCGGTGTACAATAAAATAAGGAAAATGAAAAACCGGGAACCGGACAAAACACCCGAAATTCCCGGCATCCCGAAAACAATCAAATTACCCCTTCTTCACTTTTCCAGTCACCGGAACCGTTGATTTCGTCTTCATTCATCAAAGGATAGGGATAAACAACATCTTCCATAACTTCTTCACCTTCCGAAAGCATCATGATAGGAGGTACAAGCATGTTGTATATTTCCTCATGCAGCAGTGCTTTTGTGCCGTCATTGTTCGTTCTCCTTGTCTTCCAGTCCTTATCGAACTGTTTCAGTTCTTCTATAGGTACAACTAACCATTTCATATTATTCAATTTTTACGTTTCAACCATTCTTCATTAAGTCTTTCCTTCTCGGTCTCTATTTCTTCTGGTGTCAAAGACTTGTTGTAGAGGGCAAAATAATAGATAGCTCCTTTCAAAAACCTGCGACTTTCATCTTCCACTCTTATAATACCTAAAGTCAATGTATCAGTATCGTCTGCATTGCCTACCGTAATAGTACTTCCATTATAAGAGTTTTTAGTTTGCCATGAAATTTCGCTATTATGTAAACTAATTTGATTATCGGCAGCAAAAGAATAACAATGATTAGTTCTACCTTGAATAAGTTCAAAAATAAATGCACCTTTACCAAAAACCGTACTTTTTGAAGCTACTGAATAATAATCCTTATTTATTATTTCTCTCCTACATATCACTGTATAATCGTCAAGAATAGGAAGTCCAGTACATATACCGTAATCATCCACGCCATCGAACACAAGTGCACCTTCATAATTTCCCTCACCAAATCCGCTTTCTGATGTAAAGGCAAAGTTCTTGAGAGCCATCTCATTACCCATCACACCAGTAATACTACCAGGCTTGTCCGCATTGGACAACCCGGACATAAACCATGCGTCCACCATAGCATCATTGAAGGGTGGAATAGGAGAACCGCCCTTACCAGCTCTCCTATCAAATAAAAGACTTGTACCGATACCAATCATAACCCTATATTGAATTGTGCAGTAGTGCCGTCAACAAACACCTTATCAACAAGATAAGGCATAGGAGAACCCATATAAGCGGAAATCTCGGTCTCGGAAATGGTATAAGTATCTGGACCAGTCTCACCGATAAGGTGTACTTTGACAGTACCAGCAGTCAACGGAATAATAAGAAACGCCCTTTTATCATCGGGAATCAAGGTGTACTTTGACAGTACCACATCTTCGGCTGGTGTGCCGACCTCGAAAGCGCGTGAAATCGCTGTTATGCTCTCAAAACCCTTGTTATTTGCTATACTTACTTTGTTAGGATACATAATTATTTCAATTTAAATTTACAAATGATAAAAATACGAAATTTGAAAAATCGCGGCTACAGCATACTGTAGTATCGATTGCCCTATAAGGGGGAATACCTTTTGGATATAGTAAAATATATTTACGCTGTGAATAGCGTCACTTTCTTGCCGTTGCACAAGTCCATAGTGTCTACATGTAGCCAGCTAACACCGTCCTCCAGTCTGATAGGATAAGGAAGCTTGTCGGAATCGTCTATAATGATTTTCCGTGCTGCTTCTGCCTCCATTCCGGAAACCGTAATGTCAAAAGCGCGACCCAATGCGTGCGCACTCATATACGGCTTTTCAAGTATCGTCTTTTCCTTGCATAATATGCAGACATTACACCGCAAACCGCGCTGGGAATAGCTTCCTCCGTTCTTCCAGTTGTTGATAATGAAGGGCTTGCATATGATTTCTTCCCTCAATACAAGGAGCGTCTCCAGTGCTTCGGTTGTAAAAAAGCTCCATATCTGCGATTCTGAATACTTGTTATACACGTGGGGGCATACAAGTTCGGGAAGCGTGAAATACTTTCCCAGTCTTCTGATAATCTCTTTTCTTTCCATAATGATACAAAATTTGAATAAAAATAGGGGTTGCAGCTATCTGAACCAGGCTTTCACCCCCAGCCATAACAGACTTGCAACCCCTACCGCCTTAGTTAACCTTTAAATACAACTACGATACAACCTTACCAGTTAATTATCACGATAGCAAAGATAGTGTTTTTATCTCAAAAATAAGCTAAAGTTCAGAAAATAATCGTTCGCACTCTTTCAGCTCCTTCTCCATTTCTGCTTTTATGAGAGGAAAATAAGTTTTCGCCATATCCTCGTTGATATGGAAATAGGAATCGTAATGGTTCGTTATCTGTATCTTCCCCTCCATCTCAAACCTGGAAATATGCTCTATTTCCTTTTTCATATTTTCGATTTTATTGTATAGACTATTTGCTTCTTTTAATTTCGACTTGTCCATAACTGCTTGATAATAAAGCCCCATTTCGGGGCTTTTGTGAAAATAATAAGTATACCGAAAGATTTATTCTACAATTTCCGCATCACTTTCCGGCTCGTATTCCTTCTTTTCTTTTTCTTGGATAGGGGCGTTCTTCCATTGGTCTATGAAGTGCTCGATTACACGACGTCCGTCAGTCACAACCTTTTCCAGTTTCTCGTCCGGTTCCAATAGTTCATCTGCCATTGCTGCGGCTATGTGCTTTGCCTTCATTACCTCTTCCACAAGGTTGTCATTATTCGCGAGTTCGTCCAGACTGCGTTTTGTCAATAGGTTGAATGTCAGTCCTTCGATAATCTGTTTTCTCTTTGACATCGCATTGAGCATGGCATTCATTCTGGGCGCGAACTGTTCGGCCTTCATGTTCTCGAAGCTCTTGTCATCAAATCCCTCGAATTTTTCTGCCGCCAGGAATGCTACCTCGTATTCCTTTGGTGTCATTACTACGCCTGCCTGCAAGCACTCTGTACAGAATAGGATAAACTTCACGTTGTTTCTCAAATCTTTTTCCATAATCTTTTGTATTTTAATATATTGGTTATCATTCTTTTGTCTGGAATATCTTTCCGGTCTCCGTATCCTTCCAGGTCATTATCATGTTCTTTCCTGCCTTGACGCATACAAGTTCCACGTGTACCATATTGCCGTTCTCGTCCTTTATATAGTGTTCCGGTTCATATTCCTTGTCATACTCCCTGTACTTCTCTACGAATGTGTCATAGTCTATCGTCTTCAATTTATTTTCCCAGGTCCCTATCTGGATAGCCATATTGTCTATATGTCCGTCTACCACGCTTGATGCTGCCTGGTACGACATTCCCAGTTCTTACAGTGCATCCAATACTTCCGTTACCCTCAGATTGTAGTCCTCATACTTCTTTATGCAGGACGTTAGGTCTATACACTTGTCTTTCAGATACTCCTTGAATTCCTTTTCTCTTTTCATGATGTTGTTTTTATGATTGTTCCACGTTTTACAATGATACAAGAACCGTTCCAGGACTGTTCCCTGCGTCATATTGTCCGTCATATGCCTCTTCCCCTTCTTTGCAAATTAACAATTATAGGTTGACGGTTTATAATCATGTTGTAGGGGTCGGACATAACAACCCTTTTCCTTTATGCCATAGGGTCTTTTCCCTTCCCGGTTATTCATATCACTGCTTTATCCCTCCTTGATTTTCCTATTACCATTGTAACAAATGTATAACGGGTTAATAATAAAATATGGTCTGTAAGGTATCGTGGAGGGTGTTTCTCTCTTTTTATTTCTCCTTGTATATCCCGGTCACTGTCCCTTCCTCGTCCGTTATGAATAGGGTCTTGTGCTCCTTTGATTCGTACACTCTTTCCGACAATCTGCTTACTGGGTATGTGTTGCTGTTGCTGTCCTTGATGGTGTACATTATTTTGTTTCCTTTGTTGAAAGTGGGTTCCTTTGACTGCTTCTTGTTGTCTTCCATTACCCATTTGTTGCACATGTATAGGAGGTACACCGCTTTCCGAAATACATAGAAATCGTTCTCATCTATCATTACCTTTTCATTGTACCCATATCCGATTGAATATACCCTTCTTTGTGTGTTGTATATCTTATGTAGGGGTTTTGTTAGGGTGTTGGTAAGGTAGGATTCTACTTCATTAATCATTATTTCCGTATCTTTCTTTTCCTTGACTTCAACCATCATTTCCTCGTTTATGAAAGAGTCTAATACATCAATCATATTGGACATCAATTCTGTAATGAACTGCCTTGCTGAATGCCTTACACATGGTATGGTGTCCCCTTCTTCTATGAGTATCGTATCTTTTCCCTCTTTCTGGACTGTATTCATGCCAAGTTCCGATATGAGCTGTATTACCGTGTCCATATCGGTTCCCTTGATTATATATGTGTCTCCGTACTTCTGCTTTAGCTTGTATATGGCATTGTTCATTCTCTGTTCAAACATCTTTACCTCTTTCTTTTCTTCTTCCATCTCCTTATAAAAATCATTCAAGAATTGTTCCACGTGGAACAATGGGCTTTTTGCCGTCTGTTTTCCTATCAATATAGCGGTAGCTTGTTTTGAGTTAGAGGCTGTTAAGTCCATTAAATCGCAAATATTGAATACTTTTTTGATTTTGTCTTCTGTACAGCATACCAAAATACTGTTGTCGTACTTTTTCTGAAATTCTTCCTTATCCATAATCTTTTTATTTTTAAGTTTCGTGAAATATCTATATTGGAAATCAAAAAGATAGGGGTTACTCCGATTTTCACCCCTTCTTTCCGTGCTCTTAATAATTCGCAACCTTTTGACGAGTATTGGCTACGAAAGTCTTGTTGTTTCCGGCAAGTTTTATCGGGCCGAGATTTTCCCAGTCACCGTTTGCCCAGGTTTTCGTTATGCAGGAATCTATATACTTGTCCATGTTCTCCTTAATCAGTTTCTTTGCAAGTGCCAGGGAATAGAAGGTGAACATCGGGCTTGTCTTTTCGCATTCCACGTTATATTCCCACTTTTTCAATTCCTTATTGAATCTATCACCCTTGTACTTTACTGTCACTGGTTCGCTGAAATATACTGTATAGGTTTTCATTTTTAGTGATTAATGATTATCTGTAATACTGTTCCTTTACTGCTTTCGTTATCGCTTCCCCGTATTCTTCCGGGCTTGCCAGGTAGGGTATCTTGAAAAGTTCCGATACAAGTTTGAGCTTTTCCTTGTTCGTCATTATCTTTGTCATATCCTTTATGAGAGTTGCTCCGTTCATATTCACATATTCGTTGTATGCCTCGTGAAGTTCTCCTCTTTCATCCAATTCATTTATTATCCTTCTTGTTGGGAAGCATCTCATTATCTCGCTGATATAGGTGTCGTCCCCGTTCTCCTCTATCTCCTTATAGATGGGGTTAAATGAATTCACGTCTATGAAATCCATCACCTTTTCTGCGATTTTCTTTCCTTCCAGTTTTACTTTAGGGCTTGCCATAATCTTTTGTTTTTATTTGTTTGACATCTTGTTTCTTATCACAACGCAAATATAAGACCTTATTTAGACATAAGCAAGTGCTTATGTGCTTTTAACATATAATTAACATATAAAAGGATATAATAAAAGCCAGCTATTTATCACAAACTGCTGGCTGTCAATTAGATATTAACTACTAATACTCAAAAAATGAACATAAAGTTTTTTCGTTTGATTTTAAATCTCGTAGTCCACATCCCATGTTATCGAATCCAAAGATACGAATTTATACCCGGTTTCCTCTTCCAGGACTGATTTTATTTTCTCTACTTCCTTGTCTGTAGGAGGAACCTGCATTATTTCCACATCCATAGGCACATGTACCTGTACCGTTGTGTCCTCGTCCATTCTCATTGTTGCGATTGCTACTATCATACTATTTATTATTATAGGGTTAATTAATCGTTGTTTTCTTCCGGTATCGGTTCGTTCTGCATCCATTTCACATACAGTTTTTCCATGCACATGTCAATTTCTTTCAATGCCTGTTGTTCGGTCAGACCATATTCTTTTGTAAGTCTTTCCATCATGCACTTTATAACTTCTTCAACATATATCTTTACCATAACTACTTTATTTTTAATTGTTTAAATAGGTGTACTATCTATCGCAGACCGTACACCATGTGAATTTTGAAAATCATAAATTAACTAAAAGTCAAAACAAAATGTAATTATTTATTTCCGATTTCTACACCCTTCATCTGTCTTAGACGGTTAAGGAGCCGTTCTCTTGTCTTTGACTTGGACGGTTCTTCAATTATTTCGGCCTCAACTACTTCGGGTATCATTTCTTCCACGAATTTTTTGTTTTCTTTCTCTATTTCTCCCCAGTCATACGTTTTTATGAGTGCTCCAGGAAGCATCACCTTTTCGGAACCCAATACCGGGTTGCTTGCAAATCCGTTGAAGTCCTTGTAATAGGAGGTGCAAAGCTGGTGCATCAGTATTTCGGGTCTTATTCCCGATTTTGCGGCTACCATACCCACTATTAGACTGTTTACGGGGATGTCTCGCATTACGCGGCTTATGTTCTCTTCACCATGCAGGGTTGCGTTTATGTCTATTTTCCCGTCAACTGTAAGTTTAATTTCATTACCTTTTACTTCCTTCCGTGCGGCTTCCAACAAAGCGCGTATTTCCTTTAGGATATTGAGTGCGCTTCCCACGTTTCCTTTGCTCCAGAACTCTTCATATTTAAGCTGCAAGTCTGTCATACAGTCATTTATGATTTCCAGTCTTCCGGCTTCCGTTGCCACCTTATAACGGTCAGAACGCATCACGTATTTGCTTTGCCTTGCCTCTATAAGTGATTTGTGGTTGTTGAAAAATTTTACCAAATCTTCTTCTCCCAGCGAATAACCTTCCTTTTTCCGGATAATTTTAATAATATCCTTGGGGTTGTGCATGGAGCCGAACAAGTCCAGTAACATAGGGGTGAGTTTGGCAAGTGCCTTTGATTTGTCATTGTGCAAATCAAAGGCATGGAAATACTCGCTCTTTACCCTGTGGAACTTGGCAAGAAGGGGCAACATCACATTTGTACGAATTTCTGTAGCGTCGTTTATTGCTTCCTGGGATGCTCCGCGTTTCGCCATGATACCCTTTATATTGACAAGCTTAAGGTCTATCACATAGGTATAACCTTCGTTCCCCTCATACTGCATAAAACGGTCGGGGTGTTCGTCAAGCTCCCTTCTTACCATCTCATAGGCTACATATTTATCCTGCATGTAGGGAGATGCAATCAGCACGAAATCGGGCGCATCTTTTAGAATGTCCTCTTTAGTATATTCTATCTTTTTTGCCATATATAGAAGTTTTACCCACAAAGGTAAGTTTTAATAGGGAAATAAGCAATAGTTTATTTGCCAAATTAATACCATGTACACGAAACCAAAACTTCTTCCTTTTCCTGTTCAACAAATGAAACCTCCGGTTCCACATTTTCACTGATTGTTGATTCAAACCATAGCATTTCTTCCGGCTTCGCTGTCATATCCGGTTCCATAAATCTTTCTTTGTTCTCCATAATATCTTTCTATTTCCTTTTCTGCTGATGTAATTTCCCACGGCTGTAGCAACAAGTCCATTTTTATAACCTTGCATTGAGGAAGCCATACTCTGTCATTGTTGTACTTGACATTCTGCACCGCATGCACATCCACCGCTACCAAATAGCGGTTCTCCTTTCCAATAACAACGGGTTCAAAGTTGACGGCATAGCATGCCATCTTATGTACAAAATCTCCCTTATCCTTGTATTCAAGTACGAAATTGCAAATAAAACCGTCGTTGTTGTCGTTATAAGTCTTCGTAACCTTCTTTTGATAGAGGTAAGCGATTATTTTCTGTATCATATATCCCAATCTTTTAACGCCATTTCCAGGCATTGACTTATGCTTAACTTCGGGTCTTCTTTTAAATATTCAAGTGCTGTAACGGCTACTTCTGGTTCAAGTCCGTATCTGCTTGCCTTTATCATGCACTCCAGCCAATAGGTTCTTTCTTCTGTGTAGGTCATTATTTACCCTCCTTACATTTTTCTACAAGTTCTATGTTTTGAGGAATGAACGCGCGTTGTTCACCGTCTATCTTAAGGTGATAATAGCGGTTACTCTCCGTTCCGCATATACTTGCTACTTCCGTAATCTGTCCTATTAGCATCATGTTAGAGCAATGGAGTATCTTCACCTTGTCGCCTACTCCGAACTTTTTAGTTTTCATACTTCTTTTTCTACTTTATAGTTAAACGCTTCCAGGAATGCCTCTACTACCATTTTGTTAAGTATGGTTTCTTCCTGGTGTGTATAGATAGGGATAAGGTGATGCTTCCGGCACCACATATCCATCATCTTCGATTCCGCAAACTGCCACAGAAGCTTTTCATAGCTTTCTTCTGTGTGTACCTGGGTTTCTCCTTTGGAGTTGGTTATTCTTATCATAGTATTATAATTGTTTAGCTTCTTTTCTTATCGCAATGCAAAAATAAGATTATGTTATGACATACGCAACTGCTTATGTAGTTTTAACACTGTTTTAACATATCAGTCCTTTTCCACATATTCGATTATAGGAGTTTCCTCTACCTTCGTCAGTCTGCATTCACCCACAAGGTCTTGCATGTATTCCAACGCTTTAGTAGAGGCTTTTATAAAGTCCTCATGCTGTTGCAATACAACCATCTTATATTGCCTTATCTTTCCGGATATGGTAGCCTCGCTGTATACGCCCGTGCATTTGTACCATCTTCCCCCGTGTTCCTCATTGCGTTTTACCGAATCTATAATCACCTCCTTAATAGGAGATATGGCAAAGTCCGCGTCTATATTGAACATCCCGTATTCGGTTGCCATTGTTTCGGCATCCATGTAATTTTCCGCTTGTACCGCTATGACATCGACAAACTTCTTATAAGCTCCACTTGTCGAATTCGGGTCGGGTGCCATGTAGGTAAACGTGCACTCGAATATCATTCTTTCACCTCCTCTTTCTGTTTGGGACAAAGCACACATATAGGCACAGCCGGATATTGGCATACAAGCGGAATACAAGCCGTTTCCGCGTTCTTGTTCTTTCCTCTTATCCTTCTTACCAAATCATCGAATTCTTCCTTCTCCACGAAAAGATATAGAGGATGTACCTTGTAATCCTTGTCCTTCTGTATCATGATTTTTGCTGTTCCATATGGATGTTAAGCATTTCTTGTGTAGGCAGGTATTCTTCCAGTCCTGTTACCTTGTTGGCGCATATAAGTGATACACTCTTTCCCGGTTCAAGTACGGGGATATACATTTTTTGCTTTTTCATAACTTCAAGTATTTACCTTTGTCAATTCTTTTTACTTCTCCTTTACTCATTTTCTTTAATAGGAAGTGGTCTATTCCACTTCTTACGGAACCGGGGTGGAAATCCTTTATCTTTGAGATAAATTCAATCCGGCAAAATTCCGTGCCCGGTTTCATGCACTTGAATTCACGGTCTATTTCCGTATATACGGTCTTCTTTGGTTCGTCGTTAAACATTGCAATATACAAGCTCCTTTCTTGCTCTTGTTATGGCTACAAACAATAAACATTTTTCATTATACAGCGCTTCTTCTGTGTTCGCATACTTGCTGGGAATCAAACTCCTGTTCAGCAAGAAAACACGGTCTGCTTCCAGTCCTTTAGACTTGTGGATAGTGGATAATACGATACCTTCCGTATCGTCCTTATATATCTCCTTTATATTGTCTTCCAACTTCTTCATATCGCCCCAATTCTTGTAAAGTATTTTTAAAATAGTGCACTTTTCCAGAAACGCCACATAAGAAGGGTTATTCTTTGCCTGGATATCGGTAAGGCCGCGTTCTTTCAGTTCGGAAATTTTCTTCTCGCACATTGCATCAAGGTCTTCAATGTATTTTATCTTATCCACAAGTGCTACAAGTGCATCTCCGTATTCCTTACCTTTGATTGTCGCTTTCTTTCCCATTTCAAGCAAATAGAGAAAAACTGTTGCCAAAGGCAGGTTGTTCCGGCATAGAATAAAATCCCCGTTTTCCGCTTCGTCAAACTCTCCTTTTCTTACAATACCGTCTATCGCATTAGGTGCAGCAACAATCCCGTTGTTAAAAACTTTTCGAGCTTCTTCGACTATGTTCTTGCCGCATCTGTATGTAATATCCAACGGTAATACTATGGTGTTGGGATAAGATTGCAAGGACTTGAAAACCTCTAAAGAACTCCCTTGGAAACCGTATATACATTGCCGGGAATCCCCGACTGTAACAAATCGTCCAGACTTCTTTATATATCTCATTGACAATTCTTTTTGAATCGTCGAAAAATCCTGGGATTCATCTGTTACCACTACATCATATTTAGGAAAGTCCTCACTATCAAGTAGTTGGTAAGGGAAATAAAGCATATCCGTAAAATCAATGTTAATTTCTTTTACTGAATTTATTTTCTTCATTTCCTTGTGCCAAGCATTTCTAATCTGCTCCATGTCCCCTACCATGCGTTCTTGGAATTCGATATTCTTTTCAATGCAGATACCCGGTATTTCCTTCTCGTAGTCCGTAATGAGATTTACCCTTATGTAATTCCATATTATCTGTATCTCGAATAGGTATCGAATCTGTTGCTTCACGTCCATATCCTTTGTTTCAAGAATTTTCTTCCCGATAACAAAGCATTTATTCTCGTTGATTTTCGGCTTTATACGGAAATTGGAAAGCAATACACGCAAACCTTTAGAGTGAAAAGTGTTTACATCTATATGAGACGGCAAACGTTCCCTCAATTCTTCCGCAATGCTCTTATTGAATGCCATAAACAGAACCTTTTTATTAGGTGGTGTCCGTCTGCAACACTCCACTATACAAGTTGTCTTGCTGCTGCCTGCCGTTGCTTCTATGGCAATATTCTTTCGTGTGTTCTCGTATGCGTCGAAAATGGCTAACTGTCTGTCACTCCATTTCATTTTGTAAAGTAGGTTAACTGGTTGATATAATCAACTAATGATTTATAGTCCTTTTCGCGTTTCATGTCCATTTTCTTTTTAATTACGCTCAGAACATCACCGAATTCTATGTTATTGTAGAAAACAGTCCTGTTGTAGTCTATTTTGTTTACCACCCATATGTCTACATCCACATCTTCTATTCTTATACGATATAGAGGGGATGTTTCTACATATTCGGAAAGGATGTCGCTTTTCATGTCCTTGTTTATCCTTGCCATCGTACTTAGAGCACGCAGAGAATCGCCACTTATCCCTTCTATCTCTATATCCAGGTCGTGCGGTTCCACATTGAAACCATGTACATACATAGCCATGCTTCCACCAACAACCATACGTTTACACTGCAAACTGTTCTTTAATACGTTCAAAACTTTAAACAATTTGTTAACTTTCTCTTCTTTAGTAAAAACAAAATCCTCATTCATAATTCTATTATTTTATCAAGTTCGTAATTATCAAAATTCTTATAATCTGCCAGCATATCGGCTACATGGTTCCCGTATATTATAGGGTTGTTTACATCTTTTTCGTGTCCCCGTACTTTCATGAAACGCACGACCATCCGTCTACGCTCGCCCAGCTCTTGTTTTATCTTTTCTATAATATCCTTGTTTACCGTCGGTCTTAATTCCGGGTCTGTCATACAGCTAACCGCATACTGGCTGTCGCTCCATATCGTAACCTTTAGAGGCACGTCCTTTTTCATGCTCTGCACGGCATGCAATATCGCCCTTAGTTCACATCTGCTTATAGTGGTGTCGCTATACCCTTTGGAGATAAAGTATTCCTTTCCTTCTTCCTGGATATACACACCGCAACCGCCAAGACGTGACTTCCATTCACAACTGCCGTCGGTAAATATTGTTATTTCTTTTCTTTCCATTCTTTCAACTTCTTTATCAGTGCAATGTCCATCGAATCGTCACGGCTTACCTGTACGTCAATACCCTTGTTGACTGCATCCGTTACCTTTATTTTTCCGTCCAATAATTCGCGTATCTGCGTGTCTATTGTGTCACTGGACAGCAAAAAATAGACGTTCATAGTCTGCGTTTGCCCCATGCGGTCTATACGTCCTGTCGCCTGCTCCAGTTCTGCCGGACGTTGCGGCAATTCGAGAAACGACATATTGTAACAATATTTCTGCAATCCGTCTATACCCGTGGATAATGATGCAATGTTGGCAAAAAGGAATGTCTTTTCTTTCTTCCATGTTTCAACCTTTCGCATCTTCTCTTCCGTGCTGTATTTCCCGGTCACTACCTCACTGTTCTTGAACTCCTTTCCAAGCCTTTCCAGTATGTCGGTCGTGATACCAAATACTATCATTTTCTCGTCCTCGTTCGCTTCGCTCCATTCCTTCAAAAACTGGACAATGAACTTTATTTTCCCATTTATAGACAGCTTTTTCAATCCGGACAACCTTACAAGCTGCTCCGCACGTATGGCACGTTCTGCCGCCTCTATGTCAATATTAGCCAGCCATTCGATAAAATCCTTTTCTGCTTTCCTATATTCCTTTTTATTGGTTATCGGTACATTCACTGTCTGTTTGATTATAGGCGGCAATTCGTTCACCACGTCTCGCAATTCCTTCCGGAAATAACAATAATGTCTTATTATTTTATTTAGCTCCATCGTACACGAAGCCCCAGTACATACAAGTCCGAACCGCGTTTTCTTTGCAGCGCAATATCTGTAGAGATAATATAACGAATCCGGGAATATCTCTTTAAATCTTCCAAGAATTCGTAATATATTGATAAGCTCCTGGGGTCTGTTCATAATTGCCGTACCACTTAATCCTATGGTTTTTTCTGCATTCTCCACGATTTTTTGCACGCATTTAGAACGTATAGATTTCGGGTTTTTGCATAGATGTATTTCGTCGATTACCGCCAATCCCCATTTCTTGGTAAGGGAACGGCTATAACGAAGTTTTACTTCTTTCTTACCTTCTTCCTTTGCACTACGTTTGAAAAGATAGTCATAATTTATTACCGTAACATCCGCTTTCCAGTCCGTGTTGGTCTCGTCCTTTGAATCAATCACATGTACCGTTCTGTTAGGGTTGCACAGCTTCCATTCGTTGACCCAGCTTTGTTTTACCGTTGCCGGACAAACCACAATGCAGGGGAATAGGTTAAGCAATTCTGCCAGTGCTATAGACTGCCTCGTTTTCCCTACACCTGGTCCGCAACCATTAAGGCAATTCCCATGATTAACCATATAGGACACGCCCTCTATCTGATAATCTCTTAGATGTAGCGGTAATCCCAGGTAATCAAACATTTCTTTCAACTCCTTTTCGTTTACAAGGGGCTTGATTTCCTTTAGAGGTATTTCTATCTGTCTTTCCGGCTTTTCGTTCTTGAAGCCGTTTCCATCCAAGAAATATTTTAACAATAGAGATTTTTCTAAAGAAGGTTCAAAATACCACTCTTTCAAAGCCGGGTTATATTTGGCTCCGAAATCACGTTTCATTTTATTTACAAAATTGGCGTTATAATTAAAGCCAATATAAACGTAGTCCTTATCTCTATACCAATATCTCATTACTAAAAAATTTACAAAAATAAGAGACCTATTTTCTCAAACCAGCCTCCTCCACTATGTCAAACAAACAAAAGAAACTCAATTAAACATTGAATTTTTCCTTAAATTCCTCAAACGTGAAAACGGGTATTCCGTATTGCTCCGCTTTCTTTTCCTTGATGGTTCCCAATCCTTTTTCCTTCACTACCAAGCATGTTGTTTTCTTGCTTACAGAAGAACCTATCTTATGCCCCATATCCGTCAATTTCTTTTCCGTGTCCGGTGAACGGAATCCGGTAAATACGACCGTCATTTGTCCTTCAAAGGTCTTTTCTTCCAGTCCGTAATAAGTAACCGGAATGAATGCGCGGTCTTCTTCGTCTGTCCACCAATCAATGATACCATAAATAAATGCCAAAGCCGTATTAAATCCGACACCTTCAATTTTATCTTCAATGTCAGCCGCCCAGCTTTCGTCACACTCTTTTACAAAAGAATACACTTCTATACCAGTATATAATTTCAATCCATCAAGAATTTTTTGGCACGTCTTTTCGGCTATTACACCTCCAAACTTATTATAAGCTGTTAATAATTTTGCAAAGTTTGTACCTTTCTTTCTCAATTCTTCAAATTGTCTTGACAGCACCTTTGCGCCTACATTCCCTATGCCTTCAATCTTCTTTAGGTCTTCTTCTGACAATAAAAGAATACTGTCCGGTGTCTTGTACCCGGCATTGAATAGCTTCTTTATTGTCGGTTCTCCGAACTCTTCAAAACCTAAAGTGTTGAAAAAATATACACATTTGGCAAGCATCACCCCATCACATCTTTTGTTCACGCAAATCAAGTCCACACCGTTTTTGTCCATTTCCAAAGGCTTACCGCAAATAGGGCATTTATCGGGCAAACAACTCACCAAAGAAGGCCAAGACACGGTAAATATATGTTTCGGTATCACATCACCAGAACGGCAAATAATGACACGTGAACCTGGCATAATAAAATTATCCTTTACATAACGGGCATTATATGCTGTACATTTGGAAACCGTAGCTCCGCACAATTCAACGGGTGTAATGTCGATTACCGGGGATAATCTGCCGTCCTTTGAAATCTGCCATCTTACATTTTCTACCTCTGTTTCCTCTCTTTCCGACCAATCCGGGTTCTTGTAGGCAATTGCATAACGTGGGTTGCCGTTCGGCAATCTTCCAAGCTCTTTTCTTATTTTTGCGCTATCCACGTCTATAACAAGACCATCGCATTTGTAATCATTTGTTATGCCCTTGAAAATATTGTCCATATATTCATTAAACATCTTTTCGCTATGAATGATTGTTTCTACGAATGTTTCTACATAACGAACTTTTACAGATGAATTGTCATTCATAAAGGCAATCATGCTTACCTTGTCCCAATCCTCGTTAGAATATCCATACCTTACATACTGCACATCCCTCATATTCGGAGATACAGTAGGAGAATTGACAAGACCTGCTACCGCATTTCTCGCTGACTTGTAATTTGTCCGCTTCTTTAATGTCAAGAAAGTGGAATTACGGAAAATGGCTTCTCCGAAAGTATAATATCCTTCTGTCCTTTTCACGTCCTTAAATCCGTGGTTAATCATCTGTTCAAAATGAGAAGTACAATTCTGTCCTACCTCGCCATTTCCGCGCGTCCACGCCTTCTTGTTATATTCGTCCACGCATAAGGAAATTCCATCAAATTTAGGAGTGATAATCAGTCGGTCTTCATTTTTCAGTCCACATGACTTTACCCACCTTACAATCTCGTCATAAGTTTTTACCTTTTCCAGGCTGTACATGGGGATAGGAAGGGTTTCTTTTCTTCCCGAAACCTCGTCATTAACCCCTTTCTTGAACCAATCCGCATCTGGGTTGACCTCATGCAATTGTTCTACAAGCGCGTCAAATTCCGCATCCGTTATTTCCGGTTCGCCTCTACGATAAGCGTTGTTATATTCTTTTATTTTACCCTCCAATACTTTAGGGTCTAAATTCGATTTAACCATATTATTATAATTTTGAAAGTTCTGCACGTAATTTTTCTATATTGTCACATTCATTCCTCTTAACATCTTCTTTAGAAGTTTCCGTGAGAATAACATACGCTTCTGGAAAATTATCTTTCAATTGTTTTGTTGTATTGATATTTTCAAGCGCGCATTTTGTCCGGTTTTTGATATTAGATGCTTTCCTGTCTAACTCAATCATTCTCTTGACAAAAAGTTTTGCTTCCGTCGAATTTTTCAATTCTTCAAATTTTGCATCAGTTATAAACGAATATACAAAATAATTTACTTCAATATAACTTACTATATTGTATATTCGTTCGCGTGTAAAACTTACCAGATAAATACATTCTTTGGTTTTTACTACATTAGGGTATTTATCCATAAATTCAATAACATCTTTTGGCAAATTTTTCTTGAAAAATTCGTCGGCAAATCTTCCAAAATCTTCAAATTCTTTTCTTGATTGTTCTACAATAGGCTTGATTATGCTTTTGCAATCCTATCTTTTTCACTAATCGTTAATCTTTCGCTTGCCATATCAAAATTCGTTTTTCTTGTTAGCAATAAAGTAAATGTAATCGTCACTTCCGAACTTAAAATCCTTTCTCGGTCTTCCCTGTAACCGGGTATCTATTCCGATAGGGTTCAATTCAGACAACTGGAAAGTAAGGTGCTTAACATCTTCCGTTATATCCACCGCTCCGCGTACCTCATTGAAAGGGTTATCCCTTGTCTTCGTAGCAAAATTTTCTACCAGGAACACCTTGTATGTTCCTAAAAAATTCACTGTTATAAACTTGTATCCCGTGAGAGCTACAAGCGTCCATATATTTTCTATTAATTCGTTCACTATCCAAATCTTTTAAAGTCATTCACATAAATAAGATAATCCTTCTCGTAGAACTTCCATCCGTCATACATTCTGTCAAGATAATTTTTAATCATCCTCATGCAAGCGGCTTTCATATAGTTCTTTTTCTTGTTTCTTTCAAGATAAGCGTCCAGTTCCTCATAGTTGTATGTCTCATCCTCATTAAAGACTTTAGAGCCGTCAGTATCGAAATTTCTGATTTCGTTTATCTTCTCGTAAATACTGTTCTTAAGTTCTTCAAGTGATTTCATAACCTTATCTTTTTTATTTGTTTGACTTATCATCTCTTAATCTCACAATGCAAAGATAAGATTATGTTATGAGATACGCAACTGCTTATGCCATTTTAACACTGTTTTAACATATCACCCACCGAAAAAATCCTTAGTCATTTTATCTCTTTTAGCCTTTATAACCTCGCTAATACCGTCTTTTTCAAGACCTTTCTTGTATCTATCTTTGAGAATAGAGGCTTTATTTTCGTTGGACTGGGAACCAAAAGAGGCGAAAGCCACGTTTATATCTCCATCGCTTTCCGGCAATTCCTCTCTATATCCCATCTGTTTTCCGCACACCTTACAATAAGGTATATTAATAGGCACGGTTCCTTTGTCGGTGTATCTAAACATCGGGCGCGTCTCTATGATTTCCTTCCCGAATTCCGTACATTCCTTGTTTTCGCATTTCCAGTATATCATATTTATTTTATTTTAGCTGGCAATCCTTCCAATACCAAGGTTACACAATCCTCAAAACTCATAACTTTTGCACCGTCTTCTTTCCATCTGTTAATATCCTCGTCCTCCTCTTCCGGTGTTGGTCTGAATATCTTCCGGCACAATTCCCTTTTATACTCTTCGTTCTTCTCCTTATTATCACCATACATTCGACCTCCCAATGTATTATAATAATCTTCTTCTGTCATTCCTGCCTTAAAACAAGCAACCTTTATTGCTGCGTTAGGTACCACAAAAATTTTTCTTATATACTCTTCCATAATATTATTATTTAAAATGTCTACGTCCATATTCAGCCATCAATAAGGAATCTGCAAAATTATCATCATCCTTTAGGCTCCTGCTGGACCGTTTTAAACTCACATCCGGGAAAATACGGTGTGCAGCCACGATACTCATTTTCTTTACATCCTTTACTGTCTTGGTTCCGTCATTTTTTGTTACCATCTTTATACCTTTGTGCATGTCCGACTGCCATTTTTTAGGCGGTATCTTCGTGTAGGGTAATCCGGCAATCGCACAGAAAAATTCCGGCACGCACGAATTATAACCGAACGTAAACGTTCCTTTTGCCGAAGAACCGTATAATGCGTGCACATCCTCTATTACAACGTGCCGGACTTCGTACCCTTCGACAAAAGCAAGAAGTCTGTTTGCTGTTTCTATCATGTCCACCACCTTAATGTCCTTAAAGATGGGTTCTGCTTTGACAAAGGTTCCATCTTCCGCAATCATTGACACAAACCCCTTTGTACCGGGGTCAAATCCCATAAATACTTTCATGTTACACCTCCAGTCTTGATATTCCGTTTTCTTTTATTACTTTCAATTGTTTTATCTCGTCATTAAGCTTTGGTACATGCGTAACAATCAATATTGATTGTTTCAAAAACTCCGTAGAAGCTATTATATTCTCTATACCCAGGGAATCGCTGCTTTCCAGCACTTCATCCAACAGTAAAAAATCCATACCTCCGTACTGTTTTGTCGCGTTAATCATACTTTGTATAGCAATGATAAGAGCCACTTCCACACGTGCCTGTTCACCGCCCGAATAGAAGAAAAAGCTTTCCATTTCATCACGGAAAACATAGGGTGTTATCTCCTCTTTCAATGTTCCGTTCGCGTTCCGTTTGAAACCTTCAATCATCAGACGCAAATCACTTTTCATTTTCTTTAGTACATCATTGGCCGCGCTTTGGATATTCTTTATCTGCTCCATTGCCAGATACATCTTAAAGTCTTTAAAACGGCTATCCCATTGCTGTACTTTGAAAATCTCGTTTTTCTTGTCAAGAATTTTTTTGTTGCCTTCCTCTATGTCCTTGGAAAGTTTTTCTACCGCCTTTTCCTGGTCTTTGATAGAGGGTCTTTCCGCTTTCTGCTTTTTCAATTCCTCTATATACCCGGTCTTGGAATCAATGAGAGAACGGTTTGTCTCAACTTCTGAACGCATCTTTACAATGGAGTTTTCATATCCCTTTTTCTCGCGTTCAAGCTCCCTTATACGGTCTTCCACCTCCATCATCTTATCAACCACCTTTCCACGACGGACACGCAGTTTGCGTTCTTCCTCCTCCGTTTCCTTCCTTACATCCTGGTATTGGGAGATAAGGTCTTCCAGTTCATTTATAGAGGCTTCATATTCATTCTTTTTTACCGTATTCTTGTCAATGGCTGTTTTATAAGCCTCTTTGTCAGCCTCCAGTTCCTCAAAATCCTTGTCAGCATCCATAAAAAACTTATGATTGCAATTAGGGCACACAATGACACCAGAAAGCAATACTTCGACCTTCTGTAATTTCTTCTCATAATCAGCTAATTTCAGCGCATAATCCTTGCGCCTTTCTTCCTTGTTTGACTTGTCTTTCCTTAACCCGGCTATTTCCGTGTCTATCTCCTTATAGGTGTCCTTGTAAGCATCCATATCGAAGCTTTCAAGTTCTTTACTTACTTCTTCTTTCAGCTTTATAAGCCCTTCGATATCCTTGTCTACGCCTTCGATATCCTTTTCCGCTTTGGGAATACGCATCCTTACAAGGTCTTCAATAAGAATTTGTAAAGAATATATTTCTGACCGAATCTCACCTATAATACCCTTTTTCTTTTCTTCCGGGTCTTCGCTTAACACTTGCTGTATCTGTTCCTCATAGGCTTGTTTCTTGCCTTCCGCAACATTTTTCAAGCATTCTTCTTTGTGCAATTCTTGTTCCAATATTCCGACTTTTTCGGAAATCACGCCTTTTGTCTTGTCAATATTGGAGAAATTGACAAAGCGACTTATCAAGGCAAGTTTCTCCGTATTGGACGAACGAAAAAAAGACGAATAATTACCCTTGGTTACGATATAATAGGACTTGGCGTCTTCCGGTGTAATCTCAATCCAGTTAATCACGTATTTATTCGCGTCCAACACAGTAGCTACCGTTACGGATGTCTCCACATCATCTTTCTTTAGGGTCAGTGATACTTTGGAAGAACTTTTCAACGGAATTGTACGCTCAATTATCAGCGTTTCTTTACGTTTTTGACAAAATATTTCAACTTTGGTATAAGCTTCTTTCGTTCCTTTACGTATCAGTTTCTTGTCTTCCTTTCCTCTTAGATTAACGCCATATATCGCGTAGAACAAGCCTTGTGACAAACTTGATTTTCCGCTACCATTGGAAAGCTGGTCTTCCTCGGTTCGGTTCTCTCCAGTCACTCCTAAAGTCTGCTTTGTAAAGGTGTAATCAAATTCTTCAAATGACAAAAAATTTCTTAATATCAATCTTTCGGGGTACATAACTTTTCTGTCAATTTATTTTTAATTTCATTAAACAAATCCTTATCCGACAACGCTTTTTTGGCGTTATCCATCCCTTGTCCCAACCGGGTTTCTCCATAATAGAACCAAGCACCCTTTTTAAAGCAAATTCCCTCTCTTATAGACATATCTATAAGCTCCTGTACCGTATCAAATCCTACACCGTATTCCAACATTACCTGGCATACACGGAAAGGGGGTGCAATCTTATTCTTTACAACCTTTATTTGTGTCTTATTGGCCGTTGCCACCCCATCGGTCTTTTCCGTGCCTATACGGGCAAATTCCGCTCTTTGGGTAGCGTAGAATTTAAGTGCTTCGCCTCCTGGTGTGGTTGTTGTAGGACCGAATCCCATACCCCCGATTTTCTGCCTCGTCTGATTGATACATAGGAGGATGTTTCCGTTTTTCTTACATACGTTTTTTAAGATACTTAACTGCTGTGACATAAGGCGCGCCACAAGCGCTATCTTTGCATCTCCTGCCTCACCCTGCAAAACAGCTTCCGGCACCAATCCGGCAACCGAATCAAGCACTACCAATCCGATTTCCGGCACCTCCAGCATCTCACGCACGATTTCAAGCGCCTGTTCCGCACTATCCGGCTGCGACATTATCCACTTGTCGCGGCTTAAATCAACTCCAAGTGCTTTTGCATATTCCAGGTCAAGCGCTTGCTCTGTATCTACATATCCGACCGCTTTTCCAAGCGTTTTTTGTACGGATGCACTTAGATGTAATGCCGCAGAGCTTTTGCCGCTCGAAAATCCTCCGTATATTTCGTGTATTCTTCCAAGCGCAAAACCGCCTCCCAATATTTCATCTAATGCCATGCTGCCAGAAGACACAGTGTCTACCTTTATATCGTTGCCTACTACCGCTTCCTTTCCGAAACGTTTCTCTATTCTTCCAAATAATTCCTCCAAGCCCATTATAATACCTCCTTTAAAATTTCCATTCCTTCATTATAGGAGTAATCATTTTGTTTACAAAATTCCTTGAATTTGTCTGCAATATCGGAACCTGACAAAGCTTTGATTTCTTCTGCTGTCTCCACCTCTTCCGTTTCCAGTTCTACGGACTTAACTTTCACGTCCACACCAAGTTTTCTATATTCTTCCTTGTCGATAGAGGAAATTGCATCTTTTGTGCCCACGAATTCAACACGAATAAAATCTTCCTTGTTTTTCTTCTGAAAATCTTTTACAATCTTATCCGCTTGCTTGAAAGTCGTGTTTTCCAAGTTCACGGTGACTTTTCTGTACCGTTTTCCTTTTGACGGAATAAACGCGTATGTCAAATCATCATCCAATAACCAAAACCCCTTTTTATCATCTTCCCCGAAATTGTTCTGGGTAATACTTCCCAGGTGCACGATATTCTTTCCTATTTCCTGGAAATCGTGGTAATGTCCGGAAAAGACCATACCGAAATTCTTAAACAAAGAAGGTTTTATATCGCTTTCCACCTCGCTACCGTCATTATTCCTGCTTCCCTGGAACGCGATATGCGTAAAAAGTACATGTGTCTTATGATTCTTTTCCTTCAACACATCGCCCATCCCTTTTAACCATATCGCATTGTCGAAAAACGGCATAAAATAGCATATTACACCGCCTATCTCGAAAGCGTCCAAATCAGTTATCAATCTGAACCCTTTATGATACTTGAACGCATCCAGAAACGACCTGTCCGAACTATAGTCACTCTTATCGTGGTTTCCAGGAATACAATATACTGTGTGTTCCATCCTCGCATACATATCAAGGATAGAGGAGAAAGCATTTAAAACGTCCTGTCTCTGTGATATACGGGAATCGAATATATCGCCAAGCCACACATGATTGGTTATACCGTTGTCTTCCGCTACGTTCAATTCCTGCCTTTGCAATTCCGTTATTTCTCCGATATTGGACGGCTTCAAATGCCAATCCGTGCTTATTATTATCTTTCCTGTCATAACGCAGTCACCTTTAATGTATTGTCAAGATTTTTCAAAACATTATCTTTCTCTACTTCCTTGTCAAAATAGAAGCTCTCCCAGACATTGGAAATCTTTAAAGCTATTCTGAACTTCTTGGTTGACTGTGAATACCCCTCATCATTATATCTACTGATAGAAGTAATCTTTATCCTCTTATTGTTTATCTGTACAAACATAATTACCAAATTATATATGTTCCACTTAACCCCACAAACACATCAAAATCCTTGTTGAATACTCCATATCCGGCACCTACCGACACCCCGAACCCGAATCTTTTCTTTTTATCCGGTTTTGTCCACATTGTAACGTCACCTATCTTTCCGGGCAGTTGGGAAGTTATCTCCATACGGTTACTGTTCCCTATACGCTGGTTTGTCAATAAAAATTTGTTGGTTATATTGAAATTAATCTTATACTTTGCCAAGTGCGTAGCCCACACCTGTAAATCATATCCTACCGTATCGGTTTCTTCTTTGAATGTATAGAGGCTGTCCGTTTTCCTCAATTCGGAAACCTCTCTTTCCAGTCCTTCGTACTTGTATTTCCATTCAAATTCCACTGCCTCTACAAGTGCTTCCTTTTCCTTCAATCGATTGTATAATTCTTTGTTTTCTTTTTTCAATTTAGAAAAACTTTCGGAATTGTAAACCTTTGTATATCTGTTTAAAGAATCGGTATAAAATTCCACTTCATATAACAACCTTTCATTCTCCCTTGCTTTCTTGATAGATAAGAATAACAATATGAGTATTATTATCATACCCGAAATAAGGATTATTCTGTAAAGATTTTTCATAATAATAGGAATAATGGAAGGGTAAAAATTACCCTTCCTTGTGTGATTTATTTTGAAGTTCTCGCTTTCAAGTTTCTTAAGCGCGACGCAATGGAATTAGGAACGCTTGCTGATGCTTCCCTTTCTTCAACTGCCGTATCTTCCGGTTTCGTCTCTTCTGTTCCTTTTTCTTCGTCTTCCGGCTCTTCGTAATCCTCAAAAGGCAGTTCGCCACCTTCCTGTGCAATGTCGTACCATTTACGGAGTTCTGCTACAGTCAACTCTTCCGGTAATTCCTTGTCTTCGTAGTTATCGGCAATGTAGGCACGGAGTTCCTTTTTGAGGTTCGTCAATGTAGGATAACCGCCTGCTTTTTTTTCCGTCTTTGTTGGCTCTTCTTTCGGTTCCTCCGTTTTCACCTTCTTTGTCTCAGGGGCTTTCTTAGGAGCTTTCTTTTCCTTGATTTCGTCCTCTTCCGGAACCAATTTGTCAAGTTCTTCGAGTTTGTTCAAGAATACGTCGTCCTGGAAAATACAGTATGATTGTTCCTCGTCGATTCTTTCCAATCCTTCCAACTGCATATCCCAGTCTTTGCGTGAAAATACGTCCACATACATATCATCCAGGGTAGGGAGTTCTTCCATAATACCGAACACTTCGTCTGATACACGGTTTTTCGCAAAGAAATCGTCCCAAGTCTGGCGCTTATTAGCATCCGGCATTCCGCAAGTAATGTCGAAATTTTTCTTTTTGTTTTCGTCCGTGGTAACGTTAACAATCAACGGGTAACCTTCGTCCGGGTCAGAAAAAATATCAAGATTAATTATTCCATCATCCGAACCTCCGGCACGTTCCATAGAAATGTTCTTCATTTTCTTCCACCAATCCGGGCGCAAATCAAGACGGTACACGTCATTTTCTGCCCATACATAAGCCACATAGTTAAGCATGGCTTTCATGCCCCATATCCATTGTTTTTGCTTGTTGCGATAACCGCTGATAGGATAGAGGAATTTTGCGCGCTCGTCCTTGTCCTGGATATCGTTTGCCAGGTTATACACATGACTGATATAGGTCAATACTGCATCCTCACCGTTCATCCGGTTGCTGTGGATATCAGAAGTAAAGACGTCTTTTTGTCTAATTTCCTTCTTTCCGGTGTCTTTCCCGTCCTTGTCATATACCGCACACTCAATAGGCAGTTTAACCGTCTTTCTCGGCATATAGGGTTTCCCTGTCAACGACGGCAATACGCGCAATACATATCTTCCGTCTTCGTTCAGATTAAAAAATGAGGCTCTGCCGCCTTGTCCAAAACCACCGCCCATTGTTGCGGCTGCTTTTCCTACTGTTTCATCAATTGATTCTACACTCGCTTTTTTGTACTTACTTCTATCAAAAGCCATAACACAAATTTTTTAAAAATTAATAATCAGTTTTTACTATCTTAAAAGTATTTATCTTTCCTTCAATAAGCTCTTTTTCAAAGTCTTGCGGTACAATCTTTGGTAACAAATTGTTAAGTTTCTTGTCCTTGCTTTGTACTGCCCAAAATAGGGTGTCTAACTTGTCTCTCTTCGATTCTATCTCAATAAGATTCATCAAATTTTTCTGATACTGTTCATTGAGTAATATAGCATCCTCCAATCCTTTTTCAGTCAGCTTAAATGATTCTCCATCAATCGTTATTCTTCCTCCATTTGTAGCCGCTTCCCTCCTTAATTTCTTCCTCAAATTAGCTGCAAACACATCACAAAACAGTTTCTCTTCCTTCGCTTTCTTTTCGTATTCAACTTTCATTAGACCGACCTTGTTAAGCAATCCAGATACCGTTACCGCCTCTCCATAAAGATTCGAGTAATTGATTGTCGTAACATCATCGAGTTCTATCTCCTCGTCCTTGTCCGGTGATACCAAAACAACGGTCTTGGTACCGATTTCTACCATAATTTTCATATCAAAATATTTTACGTCAATACAGTAAACAATGAATTAACATTCGCCTGCAAAATATATTCTCCTCTAAACTTATCCCACACAATCACGCCATTAACCAACAAAATGTTCTTTTTACTACCCCTTAAAAACTCTCCGTATTCTTCAAACAACTCTGGAAAAATAGTTACATTTATAAACTCATAATTACTTTCCAATACTATAGTGGCAAATATACCCTTCTTGCTTTTTCTCTCTATTATCTCAATTACATAACCGCCTATCACGGCACGACGGGTTTTCTTGGAATTTATGTCCCAAAATTTTATCTGAGACACGTCCTGGAACTCCGTTTCGTCGTCTAATTTAGGCATATGATATTCATTCACCAAATCATAATAATCAAAAAATGCAAAACCGGACGTTCTTTTTTGTTGTAACAACCACCACCAGTTATTGCGTTCTTTACGAACTTTCATAATATTGGTAAGTAAATCCTTATCCTCCAATACTTTGACCCGTTTATTTTCTCGATACATCTCAATAAGGTCCAAACGGTCTTTCGGTTCCTGGATATTCTCCAGTTCGTCGAACGCCCCTGCAAATATCAAATTCTCAATGACAGATTTATTTACCGGACTGCCTTTAATCACACATCGGTCTATAAATTCCTCCAAGGAGAAAAACGGACCATTCTTCTTTTTCTCTTCCGATATATATTCCTGCGCCCTTTCTCCGCATTGCTTTACTGCATTGAATGCCCAGTACATGCTGCTTGTCCGGTAATCGGACACAATATTTACATCTGACTTGTTGATGTCTACCGGATGTATCTTTATCTCACCGGACTGCTGTATTTCGTTTACATAATAGGGTATCTTTTCGTCCTTGGCAAATGAAAACGTTGCACTCCAATACTCAATAGGATAATGTACTTTAAGCCATAGGCATATATAGGCGGTCATTGCATAACAAACAGCATGGGATTTATTGAATCCATATTTCCCAAATTCTTCCATTTGTTTCCAAAGGTTTTCTGCATATTCCTTTGTAACCCCTTTATCTTTATATTTACTTGCATATCCTTTTATAAACTCTTCTCCATATAACTTTAGCTTATCTAATTTCTTCTTTCCCATACATTTTCTAATGGAATCGGCTGTTTCCAAGTTAAAATCTGCTAATTTTTGACAAAATAACATAATTTGTTCTTGAAAGCAATTATGTACTACTAATCCTTCGCATGTAAAACTATGTACATTTTCAACTTCCAAATCATATACATGCTTAACACCATCTTCATGAATAGAAAAAACTTGTCCCCAAACCAAATGATTTACTTCCAAATTATATTTTTTCAATCTTCCATAAAAAGTACATCCTTCTGTTATTCCTCTATCTATATAATAAGGTATTTGATTTTTAGGAAGCTTAAATCCAGCTTTTTCACTTATTGGTGTATTTTTATAAATTCTGAATCTTAATTTATTGTCTACATCATACCAAGTTAATAAATACAATCCATCATTCCCTTTTCTTATAGAAGAGTAAATTCTATATTCTTGCAATTTGCAATATATTTGCCAAGACAAATTGTTATTAGATAAATGTAGGGTTCTATTACTCATACATCCATCTCCTTCGAGTATTCCAGCTATCATATCAATAGAACAATCTTCTGGCAAAAATTTTGTATCAAAGTTCTTTTTCCATAAACCCTTCTTTTTTAAAAGAGATATTAACGGATTCGGTTTATAATTTTTACTAAAAAATCCATTTTTACCATTTTTCGCTACAAGCATAACACAATAAGATACTGCCATTTTCTCTTTTGATATAACTCTTTCATATCTTTTTATGCTACATATACAATCTGGATATACTTGCAATAATATATTTTTTACAATTTCTGCTACTTCCATATTCCCTACAGTAAAATATGGACTACTTGCACAACGCCCCTCTGCAATAAAGAACCCTATCAGCCAATCTTCCAAAGATTCTTTCTCTTCAATTTTTCTTTCTTTCCCTCTCCAAAAACCTTTTATAAAATCTTTTTTATTGATTAAATCTTTAGCTTCTTTCCACCCGTTTTGGGTTAAAACCTTATGGTCTGGAGTAACTTTTATTTCTCCTCCAAAAGAGGTATGGATAGATAAAACTTCTTTTTCTCCTTTATCTATCACCCTCAAAACTTTTTGGTAGCTTCCATCTTCCGTTAAAACTTTTTCACCACAAACAATATCTTTAATTTTTTTTACTCCATCTTCCAAAATAACTTCTGAATCCTCTGAAACACACATCAACCCGTACGTGTTTTCCACCACTTCTTCACCACCTATAGGCATTTCTTCTGTCCAGTCCTTTTCTCCGTTCTTCCGCAAAATATATTCGTTGTGAAAATTGTTTTCCATAGGTCCAGGTCTGTAGAGAGCCACACATGCAGACAGTTCGTTTATGTTTTCCGGTTTCATTTTTACGCAATATCCGGACAATCCGGCTGAACCAAGCTGAAAGACATCACCTAACCATCCTTTACCTGCATACTCGAATACCTGCTTATCGTCCAAAGGCAGACTGTATATGTCAATATCTATTCCGTGGTTTTCCTTTATCAAGCGTAACATTTCCTCGAACTTATCCAACTGGATAATACCCAAAACGTCTTCTTTTAGAAATCCTGCCTCTTCCACTTCCGAACCTTCCCAGTCCGTAACCACAAGTCCTTTTTGCGTATGTACGGGCATCCATTCGTAGGATGTTTTGCCGTCCGGCAACACTACCGTTCCACACGCGTGAACCGACTGGCTTTTTGGAGAACCAAGAACTACCAACATGTCGTTGAACGTTTCTGTATGTTCCTTCACGAACTTCTTTAGGTCTTCCTTTCCGCATACAGTCTTAAAAAACTCCTCTATCGTCTTTTCCTTGTCATCTCCGATACAAGCGGTAAACCATCTGTATAACTGTACTGGTATGCCGTCTGCACGCGCCATGTCCGATATTGCCTCTTTTAGCTGGAGAGTAGTATAGGTGCCAAGTGAGCAAACCTGCTCCTTACCGAACCGCTCTTCCATGTAAGCTTTTATCTCGTCCCGTCTTCTGCCGGGAAAATCTGTGTCAACTCGTTACCCCCGAAGGGGTCAGATATCGGGCATCGACCCTAATACGGTCTTCGCCCGACGCTTTACTTCAATGTTTTTTACTTTCATGTTATTATTCATTTATCAGTTCGTCACCTTCTTTTAGTTCTTTCGCTCTGATTATCATTTCCTCGTCATTTCTGATAATCTTTATAAAAGCATTTCCGGATATTTCTTTTTCTCCGTTTATCATTACCACTTCTTCCTCTTCATGCCGAATTAAACGACCCTTTGTCAAAAATCGACTGAATAGGAGTTCGTATTCCAACGGGTTTACATTAACAATACCAAGAAGATAGGACACCAAAGAGCCAGCGGAGGAGCCTCTCCCCAGTCCGACCAAAATGTTATTATCCCTTCCCCATCTGATAATGTCCCTCAGCATCAGAAAGTAGTCCACTACATCACCTTCCTCTATGATGGATATTTCCGTGTTCAGTCTTTCCGTCAGTTCTTCTTCACTGTATCTTTCCAGTATTTCCGGATGTTCTGCCAATCCGTCAAAGACAAGCGATTCAAACATTTCTGTATTGGACGAATATTTCTTTTTCTCCTCTTCCGTCATTACATATTGGGGTGCATGCCGTACTTGTGTTTCCAGCAAATAGTTACAATTTACCGATATGTAATTAAGATTTACCAAAGCTTCTTCAAACAGTCCGAAAAACTTGTCCTCGTCCGGTATCAGCCTTGACAGTTCTTCGTAATACTCTTGATAGTTCTTCATGTACTGGTTGTCACTCTCATAATTCACTACCTTTGCCAGTCTGTTAAGCTTTTCCCTTATAGGGGCATACCGTCTTTCCAGGTACCAAGCGTCACATACCGCCACGGGCTTATACACACCCACGAACTTTTTCAGATTGTCAAGATATTTTTTATCCCGGTCATTCTTCTTGTATTCCACGGTATCAAGCTGGTAATAGGTATCATTCCATTTTCTTGACAATATGGGGAGGTTTTCAAACGTACATGTTTTCGGGTCAAGTAGCAGAAAACATCCGTCTTTCATTTCCTGCAATTCCTTTTCCGTAATAAAGCCTTTTTCGTCGACATTCAGAATCTTGTTTATTTTCAATAGGTTGCTCCACCCTTCCTTATTCTTGACTATCAGCTTTACTGTATATCGCACGTCCTTCTGTTCGTTATATACAGTAACTTCCATACCGAATATAGGTCTTATGTCGCTTTTTAGGCACGCATTCTGAAACTTGAACGCTGATGCAAGCGTATTCTTTTCGCATATACCCAGCGCCCTTATCCCCATGAATTTCGCCTTTTCTACCCAGTCGGAATAGAAGTGCATCCCGTTCATCAGCTCAAAATTGCCGTGCACCCCTATATAGGTGTCAAGCCTCAAACTTTCGTCAAACAAATTCGCTTTTCCAATATACTGCAATCGGTTAAGTTTTACCTTGTTTTCGTCTCCCTTTTTCAGATAATACCATACATCACCGAACCGGAAAACATAATTGTCACATTCTGTCCTGTCTCCTACCCACTGGAACGAATCGTCAAAGAAAATTCCGTTATCCTCTTTGTCCCATTGGAAAGGCTCGAACAACTCGAATGTCTGCCCATCAATTTCTACGATATAATTATCTAAAGCATTGAAAGACAAAAAGTTATCCTCCAAATATTTGATTAAATCTTTATACAACTCTTCCATGATTTTAGGGTGTAAAGGGGAGTGAAGTGTATTTTACTTACACTCCCCGTGAAAAATCAAATCTAAATAAAAACGGCAAGTTTATGATTTGTCAAAATGATTCCTGCAACAAACGGAAACCACGTTATAATGGGTTCCTATTTCCTTTGCAATCCGGCTGAATGAACGTCCGTCATTCTTTGCGAGTTCTTGCCACACCTTATATGATATACTCCCTTTCTTGTACGGGTTTTCTCCTTTAGGTGAAAGGTTGAACTTTTTCTTGACATATCCCTTTTGGGTATTTATCGAAGTTTCCTTTGCATATTCTTCAAGCGTCTTTCCTTTTGCTTCCAGCCTTTCGACAACTTGCTGCAAAAGGTCTTCTTTTCTGAATCCGGAAACATTCTGCATTCCAAGCTTCCGGCCCACATTTCTCAAAGTCAACAGAGAAACTTCCATCACTTTTCCTTTTTCCCAAATACGGCATCCTTAATCTGCTGTACGCGTTCTTCCGTTGAACCGGAAACAGAAATGTAGGGTATTCCGTAATTATCGACAATCTGCTTTATTTTACGGTCTATTTCCTTCTGGTACTCCTCGTCTTCCGAACGTACACTGTCACCCTGCAATCTGAATGTGATAGGAAGATAGACAAGCAAAGGGAATTCATATTTTCGCTTTACAATCTGTCGTTTCTCCTTAAAGTCTTCTTCTGCCAGGTTATTATATTCCGGGTCTTTTGGACTGCAATTATCAAAAAGCCATGAAGTGTAGGCATTCACATCAATAATACATCTGTCGCTAATGGAAGGCTGTTTCATGGCATCTTCCATTATTTGAGTGTATTTATCGAATATTTTCTTTTGTGATTCGGACGTGCCTTCTTCATTAATGGTTATCCCTTCTTCTTCAACCATCGTTCTGACAACATTCGTATAAAACTTCCAGTTATCAAATTCCGGTTCGTTTTGCAAGGCTTTCAATAGGGTTGTCTTCCCTGTACCCTGCGCCCCGGTCATTAATATTTTATCATAATTTCTCATCTGTTGTCTCCTGCTCCATGAATTTTGTCACGCTGTTTGCGTGAAAACAGTTTTTCGATATTCTGTTCGGCAATCTTTTCCGTATCAAGACCGACGCGGTTAATCATACTGTTTATAACCTTCCAAGCGTTTTTCCAGGCTTCCAAAACAGCTTTCTTTCTTGCTTCCGAAAATACATTCTGCTCGGATTCTTTCCAATCGTCACGCAACCACTTTTTAACCTGGTCTGCAATCTTTCCAACTTCCACGGGCAAATCAAACACACCTGCACCTTCCGCATTTGCCAGCGATTCTTTCCAATCCCAGCCTTCAATATCGAGATTGCACTCTTTGCGAATCATAGCGAGATACCAAAACATATCTCCAATTTCTTTAGAGATTTCTTCCGTTTCTGCCTCGTTATTGATTTTCTCATAGGTTTCTCCCATCTCTGAACACAAACCAAGTGTTACATAGGACAAAGCCACTTTTTCGTTATAGCAAGCTGTGGTAGCTGCCTTTTCTTCATACTCGAAATAATCCATATCTTTTGTTTTTAATTATACTGCAAATATAGTAATTTAATTTTGAGATAAACAAATGTTATCTCCATTATTTTAAGTCTTTCATATCTATTTTTTCTAACCATCTCATTTTGAAGTAGGTATAAGGAATCTGTTCCGGTATGTCATTAACCCATATTACCACATTATCGTCATTTGGATGGTTTATTTTCACCTTATATTCCTTTCCCTTGTATATCACTATAGTGCCTGGTTTCAATAGGTGGAACCTGTCCCAGAACATAACCGACTTTTTCGTTTTCTCCGAATATTGCAAGTTCGGTAATCCGTATTCTTGCAAAAATTCCTTCAAGTAAAAATCTAAAAACGCCTTGTCACTGTCAAACATCGTACCAAGGCGAAACCTTTGTTTCAAGTTAAGAATCTTTGCTTTCTTCTTCTCCGCTATGTCCTTATATATCTTCACAAGCTCGACACTTTCTATACGATTGTAAACTATCGAGCGTAATCTACAACTCAAATACTCCAATTGCAAGTTAATTACAAACTGCTCCAGACTGATTTTCCGCGATTTTTCCATATCCTTATTTTTGACTTCAAATCTAACAAAAATTAGGATAAATGGCAAAAATCAAGACTATAAATGCTTGGTATAGTAATTAATCGGTTCTGTCATATTGTCAAGCGCCCATAGGAGTTCTTCCTGTGTCGCATCCCCGGGGTCTTTCTTCCTGTCTTCCAGTTCTGCAATCTGCACATTGAAATACCTTTGCAAGGTCATTGATACCGTCTTAATCATTTCCGGCTTGTCCGGGTCATACATCAGAATCACATTCCTTATACCTGGCTTATCCCTCAACAACTTTATCTGACTTAACCCCATATTATTACCGAACGTAAACACGCACTTTATGTCGGGTGATTCATAGAGGTGCAATTTCGTGTCTACCGATATATAGTCGAACATCCCCTCCACGATTATAACGGTGTCCGTCTCGTCAGTTATATTGTCATATCCTCCTATCACATGGGAAAACCCGTCACGCGAATTTTCATACCTCAATACAAGTTTTCCCTTTCCTTCTTTGAACTTTTGCAGGTTCTCTTCATGCCATTCCTTGCTTTTCTTTGAACGTGCCAGCCACGCGGCCAATTTGCCGTTCATGGTAAACTGGAATATGAACTTATCGTGCAGCTTTCTTTCAAGAAAGAATTTTGTTTCTGCCGGACGGAATTCTTCATAATATCTTTTCACGAACCCCCTCTTATCCAAATATTCATCCTTATCTATATATTCCAATTTTTTAGGAAGGGTGCATTCCTTGATTTCCTCTGTTGTTTCCTCTTCTTCGTCATCTATTAGAGGGGTCAATTTCTGCATTTTTACCGTGTTTTCATAATCCTGCTTTATAAGGTCTTTCCTTCCTATCTTCTCCAGGAACTTTTTTAAGGTGGTCTTCATACCACATTTGAAACAATGGAACGCACCATTATTCCCGGCATCGTTGAATTTTATACCCCATTTCCCTTTTTTATTGCAAAAAGGGCATTCCTTGTTCCGGTCTTGCATGAACCCCTTTGCCCCGAACAAAGATAGATTCAGTTCGGATATTACCTCGTTTTTGTCAACTCTAAACATCTTTCCTCCAAAACATTAACCGTTTCCAAAAGCTTTTCTTTTTCGGCTTCAAATCCAAATCATCAAGAAAATTCGTATCATCTTCAAGCGGTGGCATAGGCGCATCTTGGATTATTGGTAGTGCATCCGCAAAAAGTTTTTCTTTTGAAACTTCAATAAAACGAATACTTGGATTCATTCTTGTACCACAATCTATATGACTGCACATAAATTTGTTTAAAGCACAATATTTACATCCACTTTCTTCTTGTTTCAAATCATCCTCTATCGCTTTCAATATCATGCCTTCGTATTCAAACACTTCTCCAACTTTATATCTTTTCATATCCTCTAAACTAATATCTGTTTGACTTCTTTTTCTTGTCTCCCTTAAGAAGACACTACAAAGATAAGATTATGTTATGACATACGCAAGTGCTTATGTCTAAATCACCTCTGTTTTAACATCATTTTGCTTTTCACCGTCTTCGTCCTTTTTCTTTCTCGTCTTCTTTCCAGAAGTAGAAGAAGTAAACCCTTTATCACCTCCGTAATATTCGGCTGTCAGCGCCTTGTCACAAAAACGTCCCCTGCCGTAATCCGTCACAATAGGGAAGGTATCTTTTACCGTATCATAATCACGTACTTTATCCATATAAATACGCATTATGTTCTGTTTCTTCTCCTCTCTTGTCCGGTTCCCAGTAAACACAAAAGAAAACGGCTTTACCAATGTCCTATCCCCTTCCGTATAACTTCTATCTATTACCTTGTCCGAATTGTCCCATATTTCCAACGGCACATTCCCAGCTTGTGCTGCCGTAAATCCCACCATTTTAAACTCTACACATAAGTTTTTTAAAAGTTGTGCACATGTCTGTAATTTTTCTTTTTTGAATGTAGGGTTATTGTCTACAACACGGTTTGTTCCGGTTGCCACAAGGTCTAATGAATCCAATATCAATACATGCGGATAATAACCGTTTTTCTTATAATAGGAGACTATCACATTACGAATATCCACCATAGTAGCCTGCCCGAATTTTTCAAATGAATAAACATCTATGTCCTTGGAATAAGATTTCATATTTTCAAAGGCCTTTTCTATTTTTTCAGCCAGTTTATCATCTATGACACCTTTTCTGATATTCCCGTATTTTTGTCCAGTCCAAAACTGGTCGTATCTTTCCAGACACGCACGCGCACCACCTTCCAACTGTATATGTAAGACTGGGTGCCCGTCAAAAGCTGCCTGCATACCGTGATACCTCAATACAGTAGACTTGCCGACACCCGAACGCATTATCCATAACACGGTATCTTCCATTGTAGCACCACCTTCCGAAATCTGGTCTATCTTATCAAGTCCGAACATTACACGTGACGGGATTTCCCCCTCTTCTTCTTCCCGTCTCCTCTTCATTCGCTTGTCAAAATCGGAGAACACTTTTTGGAAACCGCCTGCCTCATGCCTTAATGATAGGGATAGAATTCTTTGGCTCTCTTCCGCGTTTACCCGTATAGCGTCTTCTTTCTTCCCCTCTTCGTACAAATCATGTACTTTTTTGGAAAGTAGCTGGAATTTAACGTCTTTAATGTACGCTTCCAACTGGTCTATAATAATTTCCTTGTCTACTTTAGCGGCTGACTGCACGGCATCTATCGCCTCAATCACAAAATCACTGTCAGCGTATTTTTGAGACACCACACCCAAAGAAGGAACCTTATCTTTTTCCTTTAATACTTCTGTTGCCTCTTTTAATAAAAATTTGAAACCGGGCCACTCTTTGGGTATCAACTGATAGGTCAGATTATTTACCACCATTCGAGTGATATTCAAATCCATGTATACAAGCTTGAATAATTCTGCCATAAATCCGGCAGACAGTTTTTGCGCCATCTTTTTTAATTTAAAAATTGGGGCTACAAACGTAACCCCTTAATATGAGAAAAACAAATTGTTATTGTTAAATCAAACCAATCGATTTTCTTAAAAAATTTCCTGCGTTCTCTACTGATACACCCAACTTTCTCTGTATCAAAGAAACCATGTTATTGACTTGTTCTTGTGAATCCAAATTTCCTTTCACAAATTCCATCATAATGAATTTTTCTAAAAATCTTTCTTTCATAACCTTATCTTATTAAAGATTCAAACAACAAACAGACATATCACATTCTTCATCGTACTCATAATCAAACAGTTTTCCTTTGAAGTAATTTTGTAATCTTTCAAACGCGCTTTTGTTTTCTTCGTCCCAAGCAATCGTTATCATGTTAGTACGTGCAAAAGTTATTTCTACATTAACACTTGCAACTTTTGAAAGAATGTTTTCTAACATTTGTTTCTTGGCTTTAAATACTGAGTTCATGACTTTTATCTTTTACTTGTTTGACCTTGATTTCTTATCACAGTACAAAGATAAGGTTATGTTATGAGATACGCAAGTGCTTATGTGTAAAATATGGGTTGTTTAACATCATTTCACAATAAAGACAATGCTTTTATAATTCCAGCTTCTAATGCTTCCTCGTAGGTGTCCCACAGACCGCCATCATTAGTCCCCCTAGAATCATCATCTTCCTGCCACGTTCCGTTATCGGCTTTCACTATAGCATAGCCATACCCTACGGCACTTCGGTATATTTCAATATGTAGGTTCTTGGTTTCACGCAGCCACTTTTGGGCAATGGATTGAGTTGGAGCAGAGATAGAGTAAACGTCTGTATTATAATTCTGGGCATCGTAGCTTTCATCTATCTCATACTCAGGACCACTACCTCCTTTATACACCAATTCATAAAAGCTACTAACATCTTCTTTAAATCCTGCCGCCTTTAGTAGCTTCGCTGTCTCTAATGTTACAAGTTCTTCGGTCATAGCTGTATAAATAATCTAATTGTTAGAACAATAGTCGTAATGATAAATATCAATGCAAGACATTTCCATATTTTTGCAGTAGCCTCCAAACCGTATTTCCGCTTGTCAAACTCGCTTAACGCATAATTCAAAGCCTCGTCTTTCAATCCCTTAAGCTTATCATTCAAAGCCTCGGTTATATCGTCTGCGATAGCATACTTTACCTTTTCTGATACGGATTCTGGATAACCCCTCTCTTCATAATTTATTTCGTTCAACAAATCATAATGAAACATATAAGGTATTCCGTTCACTTCGTAGGAAAGTTTAATACCGCTATCTTTCACGTATTCCAAAAACTTTTCCTCGGCAATCTCGTTTATCCTTTCTTGGTTGAATTCTGACTGCTTCTTTATCTCGTTAAAATATTCCTCGTCAACAATCACACAGTTGTTTTCAAGTTTCATTACATGTGCTTCCATAACTATTCTTTAGTTTTAATATATCCTTTCCCAATACACCAACACAGCATATAATAGGCGGCATCTATCAACCTCGGCATTTTTTCTAAACGAACGGTTCCATTATTCGTTACGTCTACATATTTGAGCCACCACAACCCCACTTTCTTAAATATGTACAAATCATATACCTGTATAGATTCCGGCAGCTTGTCGAGAATGTCCTGCAAGGTATAAGCAGGAAGTGTTTCATACGACATAAACCCGCAAGTCTGAAACTCCTTCTGTAAACTCAAAAACCATTTACCTTTTGATTTATCATCAATACGGCTTCCATGTGATACCCTTTTCCAGTACATACTTGCATCACTCGTATCTAATCCAAGCTCCTGCAAGTGCTTCATTTGTTCTATTGATAATACTTGTTTTGATTTCATAAGTCATAAGATAAAATTATAGCCGTTAATGCAATGAAAATGATTACTACTATCAAGGCGATAGATAGACATCCCTTTTCGTATTCTTCATCTTCCGATGGTGTGTTTTCGTTATACCAATCTAATGGATGTTTTAATTTCATTTTTCACTCCTTTCTTTCTCCTTTTTAGCTTTATCACAAGCCAACTTCTTCATTACATACGGACAATCGCAATTCCCGTATCTTTCATTATACCAACAGCAATAATTACACTGGTGCATTATTTATTCCTCCTTATCTATCTTAATATCCGTTACTTTGCCACGATTGATGAATTTATAAATAATCCCTTTCGCATAATTTATATCGCATAATTTATCATAAGTAAACCGATATGTATAACAAGTATAGTATAAAGAGCATCCTTTGCAGTCATTACTTTCTTGTCTTACAAGCTCATGCAGCACCCCATCAATTATTATTCCGTTCTTTACTTCCATAATTATACCCTTTCCCGTAAACATTTACGAACTCGCTGACATCCATATAGTCTATGCCAAAATTCTCGGCTGTTTTCTTGTCACTGTCCGAAAACTGCCCTTCAAGTCCGCTTGCATCACCAATCATCAAGCAATCATTTTTATTACAAGCATAACCCCATGATTTATATTTATTAAAAAGCCCTTCAAGCATTCCAGTATTCGGCTTTCTCATAGGGTGGGTTTTATTATTGCTTCCACAATACATAAAACGCGTATCAATACCGCAATAATCTATTATACTATCATTCACGTACTGGCATTTGACATAAATAAATGATTCTGGAAACAAACCCTTTTCTATCCCTCCTTGATTCGTTACAATAAATATTGCTTTTGGATTCAAATTCTTTATTGCATCCAAAACATCAAACTTAAACTTCATGTCCCATATACCCTTCGGGAACGTCTCACCGCTTGCAGTTTCTATTAACGTCCCGTCCATATCACAAAATAAAACCTTGTACTTTTTCATTTCTCGTTCCTTTATTTATTTAATCTTTATCTTCACATCGAACAATTTTATGTTTCTTGCAAAATCTGATTGAATACCTCACTGCCTTTCGTATGTCTTCATACTCCTTTATACTGTACACGTTGTATGTACGGAGTTTTCGCATAATTTCCTCTTCCATGAAAGGAAGTATCTCTTTCTCAAACCTGCTCATTTCCTATGTGTTTTACGGTTCTTATTCCTCTTCCTGCGTTTCGCAATCTGCTTGTTTGTGCACCTATCATCTTTTGGGCGATATTTTCTCATTTTGGGTGCATCACACGGTTCTAAAGGAGAAATATCAACATATGGATTATAAATATCATAACGAGTATTATCGTTCCAAGAAATTTCGTTCTGCATATTTTACCCCTCTTTCTTTTTAAGGCTTATATCAATTGACAACCTATCGGCAATTTCTTCCTTAATTATCTCCCTGCATAAATTCCTTATCATAGAGTAATCACCATGTCTTTGTATCTCGTTGGAAACCATACAACGAACCCACCTCTCTATATCGACATCATTCCCATAGGTGTTTTGAAAGATACGTTTAACCTCCTCTTTCACAATTGGAATCATAATTTCCTTTATATCCTCTTTAGTCAACTTTAGTTCGTTGTGGATATAGTTCTTCACTTCCTTGTATCTATATTTACTCATAGCATCTAAATCTCTACTTTTGTATAATTACTAAATTTACAATAAAGATATTCACGTGAAAGCCATCCTCCTAAATGGCTTTTATCATTGACATATTTACAATAGGTTTCCCATTTGTCCTTATGTACAATTTCATACATTACACCTTTGTACATAAACACATCTCCTTCTTGTAAATTTGAAATCTTAATTGTTTTCATATTAGCCCAATCCTCTTTAATCTTTTTCTAAAATTCTTTTCATTCAAAGCTTGTTCATAATAGCAATCCGGCTCAATAGCTATTTTAGTTTTCATTATAGGTTTCCCGTTTAATCCAATTGAAACTTCTTTGGTAATAGAAGCTCTCTTTATCTCTTTCGTTTTCAGATTAAACGAAAACAGAGTATGACCTGGAATCTTTCTCTTCTTATCCATCAATTTATATTCATGCTGCTTCTTTTGAATGTATTCTATCTGATTTTTAGACAAATTACTTTTTGTCAAATCCGGAACTATTTCCATATCAATCACCGTTTAAAACACACAACAACTCTCTTGCTCTCTTATAGGTATCAAATCCCTTTACATTCACCCATTCGGATGAAATACGTTTGTCTTTTCTGACTTGTACCCAATATATTATTATGGGGATACAACCGTTATACCCTTCTCCTCGTATGATTCTATATCTTTCCATGTCAAATACAATTTCTCATAAAAGTTTTCTTGTCAACCATACCGTTTTCCGATTCTTCTACCAAATCAAAAAATATTTCGGCAGAACAAACATGCTCTTCTATCATTATACATATTCCATCAGCAGGATAATATTCACATGAAACATTGTCGTCCCAATCTATATGCTTTTGTGCTTCTTTGGCTACATCGTCACAAGCAAGCATATACTCTATGTATTTATTAGATGCTTTTCTTATTTTGTCAAATACATTACCTTTCATTTCTTTGTCTCCTTCTTTATCTTTTCATAGCACTCTTTACAAAAAAACAAACACCTTTTTATTTATATAATTTTTAGTGCAAAGTTCTATATAGTTACCTATATTTATTACATCCTAACTCATCCCATGCCGTAACCTTTCTCTCATACATCAGTTCCCATTCATGGCGGCAGAACCATTTCTTTATGATAGCATTCAGATTCATACCCTAAAACAAAATCTTGAATTTCTTCCCTTTCAATGTCGGCAATCTCTCTTCCACAAACTTCCTTAACTCTTCCTCCTCAATAGGAAACAGAGGATTGTATTTATATTTGAACGTGTGTATATATTGCTCATTCAGCATCACATCAAAAATTAATGTCTTCATTCCAGCATTTCATTATTAGGGTAGTATTTCTTGTATTCCTCAAAAGCAAGCTCTAACACATCTTCTTTACTCACATACTGCAAAACAATATCTTTCTCTGTATATACCAAGTATTTCTCTCCTTTTAAATCCAACCATTTCCTTTTTCCGCACTCTCTTTGCTGTAGTTTAAATTTATACTTTGCCGGACGGTTCCATTCCATAAACAAACTACATGTCAGCTTGTATTCTACATCTTCCTTTTTAATAATCTTTTCTGTCATAACCCTTTATATTAAAAATAACCCTCCATCCACAATACGGCTTCCTCTATCGTTTCCACCTTCTTAAACTCCTTTGTAACACAACGTTGCATATACTCACAACAAATGTTTTCTTCATCATCAAAATAGATATTGTAAGCTCCGTTATCATCAGCCCCAGTGCAAGCAATTTCAATCTCCAAAGCCTTCCTTACCTTTTCCGGTTCAGTTGACAGATAGGCGAATACTTTTTCATCCTTTACACCTGTCAATCCGCTAAGTTCTACGATTCTGTTCATTTTGAAATAATATTTGTTTATGTCTGACCCGATTAAGAAAGGGAGCTTTAACCCTCCCTTATCAATCACACCACAAAGATAATATTTGTTTATGACATACGCAATAGCTTATTCCCAATAAAATTGCATATTTAACATTTCTTGTGTTCCCTTCTGAATAGGCTTATATCTCGTTTCGGTTGTTAAATCCCTCTCAGCCACGTTGTTATACTCTTCCAAAGCCTTTTCCTTGTCTATACTCCTTTCTACCCATATACCTATCATCTGGTCCGGCTGCATATCCCCGATAGACACCGGGTTTTCTTCTGTAGCCTCGTAAAACTGTACTGTATAGGGTCTGCTATATATATTAGGTGCACTTCCCATATATCGGCTTCCGTCCTCGCCTTCCGTCATTCCCACGGCACCTACCTTAAACGAACACACATTTGTTTCCGGATTCTCGAACCATATCTTCACCCCTTTTGCCACCTCCTGGCTGTCATTGTGCAGCACTATAGCCCGGTATTCGTTTCTCGCATTTCTTATCGTGTTTACACTCAATTCATCAAACAAATTACCGAACATGTCGTTAGGTATTGTCGTGGAAGATGCAAAACCGCCCAACGAATAGGAAACATTCTGCTGTTCCATCATATATCCGGAACTGACTGTATATAATAACCTCATTTTACCCCTCCTTTCTTATTCTTTCGGTTTCGGCATTCCTGCCAAAGACCAGTATTCCGTCTTTACCGTATTGTCGATTGTAACCGTACCACCGTTGTTTCTCACTCTCGCTATGTAAAATTCGTTTACTGACTTGGTAGGCGCTTGTTCCAATGTTACTTCTTGCGTCAATCCCAATGTAAACCAGTCATAAGTATAAAGCCCTTCCATTTGCGCGTCCGTGAATACCTTTCCAAGAGGTACTGTTCCCAGTATTACTACTTGCAAGTTTGTTTCCGCAACAAAATCGGATTCAGACGTTAGTACAATATTCTTGTTATCTATTATGTTGACTATCTCGTATACACCGTTATTTAAAGGCTGTGAACCGTCGTCCTTAAGGAACTTTATAGCCACCGGGGTTTTCCCTGCTTGACCTCTTACCTTGCCGGAAAAGTCTACAGTTCCGGTCACTACCCCTTTCTGATTGATACTCACATATCCGTTTTCATAGTTTTTTGTCGAATACCCGATTTTCAGCCAGTAATACACACTGTCTGCCGGAATAGCAAAATTATCGTATATGTTGGCAATATTTATTACCTGTCCTAATGAATTTACCGCCATACCCGGCAATATCTTCACCGTTCCCCCTTGTGTTCCCTGCTGCACCTCAAACGCCTTGTTGTCAATAAAGGTATCTACCGTTTCAAAGTCCGATTTGAACTTTGTAGGGTTGTTTGTCACTATGCCGAATGTATAGCTTCCGGCAATAAGAATCTTTCCCAACAAAGAATTTTGCAAGAAAGACTGCATATTCATCACCTCTTCTTTCTCTAAGAAAGTGTTTCTATTAACATTTATCTGTGCCATATATCAATAAATTTTATTTACAAAAATTAGAACCATTCGGGATAATTTCTGTTGAAATCTGCGTAATTATACATCCTTGTACATCCTCTGAAACATCCGCTTTTAGGGAAACTGTCAACATCCGGAAAACCGAATTGAAATGGTGGGAATAGTTTTTCAAAATAGAAGAATAAGGGCATGTAAGCTGACGGTAATTTTACTCCGGCTACTATACAATCCCATCTCGGTTGAGACGTCATATTTGAGCAACCGCTGAATGCGTCTGTGCAACTATTCATATGTTTTAGTACCCCCGATTCTATATAATTATTATCAGTTCCCGTAGGTCCGAGTTTATTCTCGGTTACATCTCCAAAAGCATATTCAGCCGTCAGCAAATTAGAACAGTTCTCGAACATACTGTTAATGTTCACAGTCACCGAATGTTCGGGCGGTGTGATAGGACTACCCTGCAAGCCTACTGTTCTCAAATTCCTGCACCCGGCAAAACAATGCGCATAAGTGCTACATTGTGGAGAATCAGAAAACAAAGACGATGTTATGGTAGTCAGACCACTATTTTCAAACATGCTTGACGCACTTCTGATATCTGGAATTGTAACACCGCTTATATTCAACAGACTTGTACAACCGTAGAACATCTCGTCGCATCTCGTTCCTCCATTTGTCGAATAATTGAACGCTCCAGAACTTACACTTGTCAAATTGGTACATTGATAGAATGCCTGTGCCAGCGACAACTCATCCACGGTTCCGGAAAACAGATTGCTCGGCAATGACGATACACCCGAAAGATTGCAGAAACCGTATGCATTTATCGTTTCCCCCGAAAGATATTTAAATGATATTCTGCACGGTGACTGTAAATTGGAACAACGAGAAAACATGTAGATACATGTGTTTATATTCGTCGCTCCAATATCGTTACTTATGCTTGACATTCCTGTACATCCAGTAAACATATAATTCAAAGATGTCTTGTTACTTGACGTCCTTAATTGTCCACTTACAGAGGAAATATTACTGCATCCATAGAAACAATAGGAGTAATCACTTATCGAGTTTCCTCCAAGCACGCTTGACAAGTTCACCGAACCGCTCAATCCACTGTTTCTATATGTGCTCACAAACGTACCACTTGTTATAAAATCAAACAATCCTGCCGGAACGCTTCTCAAGCTGCTGCATCCGTAAAAGAATGAATCTGCCGAACCGCTCATAAGACTTGTAGTCCAGCTTACAACCGATTCAAGACTGCTGCAATCCTGGAAGGCTCCCTTTCCCCACGACGTTCTCACATTTTCGGTAAACCACTTGATTACTCTTGTCAAACAATTCTGGAAACTTGAAAATCCGTTTGCACTCCATGATAAATTGGCCGACATCCCGTTAAAGTCGAACAATATTATCTTTGTTCCTCCGGAACTGTAGGTATGCGAACTTGTTCCTACTGTCTGCTCACCATCTCCCCATTTAACACGAAGATTATTCAGCCCGGTAGAGGAGGTATTAAGTACGGGCAACACTATGTTCGTGCCATTTGACACCCTTACTTCCAGTACCGCACCATCTTCCATTATTATATCAATCGTCTTGCTGAACTCTTCCGGACCTACCATATAGCTTCCGCTCTCCGTAAAGTAGTTCTGGCTTGTAGCTACCCACGCATAGGTATCGTTACACGGAACCATCCATGATACGGTACCACTCGAACTTGTCACGCCCGAACTTATGTTGTCTTCCACTGTCACGCCCGAAATAGGAGAACCGCTCTTTGTACGCACGTTATATGTAACCTGGCATTTGTTGCGCGTCATTACGACGTTAACATATTCGTCGCTATTGTTTATGCTTACAGAACCGTTCTGGCTCTGATATCCGGCTTTTGACGCTTGCCAGCTTAATGTCTGAGGCGGCACGTATGTTCCGAATACCGCACGCCCGGCTCCATCCGTGTTCTTTGCCGTACCTCCGCATACAATACGTACCCCTCTTATGGATATC